CGATTTGAAGCACCACAAAAATATTTTCAAAAATTAATAGACATATCATATGATTTCAAATTATATCAGAAGTATGAAGATGTTTCTCTACGTAGCTTTTGTACTAATAACAATGCCGCTTACGTGGCCGTGGAGGAAACATATGGCGATATCACGTACAACGGCCATGCGAAAAAGGGTGAACAATATAGAAACGATATGACTAATTTTGGTATATTGATGGAAATTAAAGGTATTGAAGATCCATTTAAATGGTCTAGAGATGTAGTACAAAAACTACAATTAAATGGTACAGGACTATATTATTCACCAGGAAATACACGTCAACCAGCATTAACATCTGAAGGTAATACAGTATCAGCAACTCCAATAAATTGGTTAGATTTAATTAAAGTCACACAAGCAATGGAACCTTATTTTGATAATATTGTTGATTTTATTGGTGATATGAAAAAAGTATTTCCTGAAATGGGTGATGATTGGGGTATGTATATTCCTGAAGTAAAATATTTAAGTCCTGAACCGTTAGTTAATTATACTAACTTAGCATTAACTGAATATCCAAATGTACACTTTGTTGGAGATGCTTTAAGTGCTCGCGGTATAACAGTATCAGGTGCACATGGTATTTATGTTGCTGAAAGTTTAATTAACCTCAATTAATTCACTATCTTTATTAAAAATAAAATATATGGCACAAAAATTAGAACCAACACGACGACTTAAAAAACCAGACGGAACTATTGTTTATGTTTGGAATGGAAAATTACATAATTCAGATGATGCAGCTGTGATTCATCCAGACGGGAAAAAAGAATGGTGGATATTTGGATTTCAATATACTAAAGATCAATTTTTAGATCGTAAGCGTGAAGAAAAAGGTATACCACCTGCTAAAGATCCAAAATATGATTCAAGCTTTTAATTTGATAGAAAATAATGTTAATAGTATTGAAATTTCTTATAAAGATTATAATAATATTGAAAATATTTTAAAAAATAAATTATGCGAATTGGAATAACAGGAACTCAAAGTACAGGTAAAACAACGTTAGTTAAAACATTATCTAAAACTGATAAGTTCAAAAAATACAAATTAGCTACCGAGCGTAGCAAATACTTAAGAGATTTAGGTATTCCTTTAAATACTGATTCAACTATTAATGGTCAGTTAGTATTTTTAGCTGAACGTTCTAGTGAATTATTACATGAAAATATATTAACTGATAGAACAATATGGGATGTATGTTCATTTACAATGTTAGCTAAATCAATAGCAAATCATGAAAAATCAACATTTGTAAATACAGCAATGATGTTAAAAGATCAATATGATGTTGTATTTTATATTGAACCAGTTGGTGTAGAAATGGAAGATAATGGTGTTAGAGAAACAAATCTTGAATATAGAGCTGATATTAATCAAGAAATATTACGCTTATTAACATTATATCCACCAAAACAATTAGTAATACTACATGGACCAACTGAAGATCGTGTAGAGACTGTATTAAACACATTAAAATAAAATATTTATTAACATAAAACAAAAACATGGCAGACAATTTTGATTTAAGAAAGTATATTACTGAAGCAAAACTTAAAATTAAAGTACCGGTAAAAGAAATGGCACGTCCCGCTAAAGAGATGTACAAACTTAACTCGGACTTTCCACAAATAGAAGATAGAATCGCTGATCCTTCTAAATTTAAGACAGATAGAAAACAGCAAGTAATTAATTATTTTATTAAGAAAGGAGAAGAACAAGGTATTGATCCAATGGAAGTAGAATTACTTAAAAGCGATATTGAAAAAAATTCAGCACCAGGTATCAACTGGTCATTTACTCCAGATATCAGAAATCAATTATTAAAAGGCACTTCAGTTAAACCATCAGCAGCTGCTGATGAAGAACCAGGAGATGATGATGTATTTAAGTATCCATCAGACGCTGAAGATTTATTTATAGGTAAATCTAAAATGAGAGGCAAATCTAAAGGTAGTATTAGTAATGAAGATGAACCAACACCAGCTGATATTGCTAAAATTAAATCAACACCAATGACATCAGCTGGCTCTAAAGCAGGTAGTTGGTTTGTTGATAACGCTGACTTAATTGCTAAAATTATTAAACAATATTCACAGTCAACTATTAAAACTGGTAAAATTAAAGAAGCTGAAGACGGAGGAATGTCAAGTGCTGATTTTAAATCAGCTCAAGCTAAATCTAAAGAAGCAGCCAGAATTAGCATACCAGATCTAATACAAAAATTAGTAGATAAACTTAAAGATTTAAGAGATGAAGATTATAATGTTTATGTTAAAGTATTAAATGATCTTGATAGATATAAATTTGGAGCTACTAATACTAAAGGAGCTATGAAAATGGTCCTTAAATCTTTAGAAGAACCAACATTACCAGCTATTGGTTCTAAACGTAGAAAAACAAATGATGATGATGAACTTAAAAAACTTGGAATTGATGATGAACCAATCGATATTGACGGTGAAGAAGAGCTATAAGACTATTTTAATTATTATAGGATCTTTAGTGTTATTATATGGTATTATATTATTAGCAACTCGTAAATCCCAAATACCTGTTGATTTAAAAGCATCTATTGATTCATTAACAGTGGTGAATAAAAAACTAATAGAATCTCAAAAACATATGGATAGTACTATTAGTATTTATGAGTCTAAAATTGATCAAATTGATACTCAAATTAGCAATATTAAAAACAAAACAATTATTATTAAAGAATACCATCACGATATAATTGAACGAACTAATCATTACAGCGCTGGACAAATAGACTCATTTTTTAAATCAAGATATAATTATTAATTTATGGTAACATCAGCACAAGCACTAAAGAAATACGGAGATCCTAATAAACAATCAGCGTTGGTTATATGGGATGTTCCAGCAAATTTAGAAATAGGTATTATACCTAAAAAAATCTATTGTAATAGAGATATGGTTGATCCATTATCTAAAGCTTTTCAAGCTCTTATAACAACAGGACATGTTAGTGAATTAAAGACATGGGATGGTTGTTTTAATATTAGAAAGAAAAGAGGATTAGGTTCTATGTCTCTTCATAGTTGGGGGATAGCTGTAGATCTTAACGCGTTTGAGAATGGATTAAATATGACTCCTAAATTAACTCCAGGATTTGTAAAATGTTTTACAGATAATGGATTTGAATGGGGCGGAACATGGAAAAGAAAAGATGGTATGCACTTTCAATTAGCAAAAATATGAGACAATTATTAACAATTTTATTATTAGTATTAACTACAACTAGTAAATCTCAAGATACTATTAAAATACCAGTACCTGCTGCTCGTCAAATAGCTAAAGATTTAACTATATGCGACAGTGTGAAAGCAGTACATGAATTAACTGTAAATCAACTTATATTAACTGAAAATAAAGTGATATTAAAAGATAGTATTATATCAGATTATGTTAAGAAAGAAAATGTTTATAAACAAGTAATTATTAATCAAGAACAAAAATTTGAATTACAAGGACAATGGGTTAATGAATTGCGTAAACAAAATAAAACATTAAAAGCAAAATTAACATTCACTAGAATAATATCAATTTTGTTTACTGGATTTATAACTTATATCTACATTAAAAAATAATATATTTATTATTATGAATAAAAACATTAAATTAACAGATTTGTTACTTGAAAATAATACTAAATTTATATTATCTTTACTAACTGAAGGATCTGAAGGAGAAATTATAAATAAAATAAGTAAATTATCTCAAGATCTTAAAAAAGATGGTGAAGATGTAACAAATATAGAAGTACAAGCTGCTATGCTTGATGCTTTATTAGATGCTGGTGGAAAACTTGATCAAGTAAAAGCTGATGATGTTGAATCTGTAAAACAAAAAATTAAAGAAGGTAGAGGATATAAATTAGAAGAATCATCAGCGGCTCATGCTCTTGAAGGTGTAGGTTTACTTTTAGGAAATGCTGCCTTTTTACATACTTTAGCTGCAGGTATTGAAAAAATAACTCATAAGAAAGTTAATGAAGATCAATTAAAACAAAAATTAAAAAATATAACAGATAAAATCAAAACAGCCACAGGGTATCCAGCTAAAGTAATGTCAAAATTCTTTAGTCTTATAACTAAAGGATGGGGTGGAGGTGAAAAATCACAAAAAATAGCTGGTTTAGCGGGATCATTAATTGTAACTATTATATTTTTATCTATAGGTATAGCTTTATTTCCTTCTATTTCATCATGGATTTTATTTATTTTAGCTATTGGTAGTTTTATAGGTAAGGGAGCTGAAATATTTAATCTAGGTAAAGGAATATGGAGATATATAAAAGGAGATGAGGCTAAAATAAAAGATTGGGAAGCATCTCACGGTCATAGTGATCATAAGGAACCTACAGATAAAGATAATAATTTATCATCTCGAATGGGGGATATGTCTAGGAATGCTATGCTTAGAAGAGAAAATAAAACTATTAAAATAAGATTAAAATAATCGTCCTGCTACCCTAGGACTGCCTATCTAGACCATAGGTGCATAACTCAGCCCCGTAAGGCTGAGTTTTTTTGTCTTTTTCATATATTTATACATGTAACCAAAAAACTTACAAACATGAACAAAGAACAAATTTTAGGTATTATTCGTCACACATTAACATTTGTTGGTGGTGTATTAGTGATCAAAGGAATTACTACAGAAGCTGTAACTCAAGAAGTAATTGGCGCTGTAATGACAGCAGTTGGTGCTGTTTGGTCAGTTATTAAGAATAAAACAGCGTAATTTATTTTACATTTATTTATGACTAAAGCCCTCTTAATTGAGGGCTTTTTTTATTGATTTTTTATATATTTATATACAAATAATTACATGAGTGATCAACAAAATATAAAGGAAATAATAAAACAAGAATTTGTTAAGTGCGCTCAAGATCCTGTTTATTTCATGAAAAAATATTATTGGATACAACATCCTCAACGTGGTCGTATTCAATTTAATTTATTTCCATTTCAAGAAGGTGTATTACATCAATTTAAAAAAAATAAATATAATATAGTAAATAAGTCAAGACAATTAGGTATATCTACCTTATCATCAGCTTATTCATTATGGTTAATGTTATTTAATAAGGATAAAAATATACTTTGTATCGCTACAAAGCAGGAAACTGCTAAAAATATGGTTACAAAAGTAAAATTTGCTTATGATAATCTACCTACCTGGTTACAATTAAAAGCTACAGAAAATAACAAATTAAGTTTAAAACTTTCAAATGGATCTCAGATAAAAGCAATTGGTGCAACTGGTGATGCCGGTAGATCTGAAGCTGTATCATTATTATTATTAGATGAGGCTGCTTTTATTGAAGGTATAGATGAGATATTCGCTTCTGCTCAACAAACCTTAGCTACTGGAGGTCAATGTATCGCTATATCAACTCCATTTGGTACAGGTAATTGGTTTCATAGAACATTTATTGGTGGAGAAGAAGGAAAAAATGGATTTGTATCTATAAAATTACCTTGGACAGTACATCCTGAACGATCTCAGAAATGGAGAGATGAACAAGATGCTATTTTAGGACCTCGTAACGCCGCTCAAGAGTGTGATTGTGATTTTAGCACATCAGGAGATTCAGTAGTTGAACCAGATATTCTAAATTGGTATATTCAAACATATCAGGCAGATCCTATTGCTAAAGGAGGATTTGATGGTAACTTATGGCGTTGGGAATATCCAGATTATAATAAACAATATATAGTTGTAGCTGACGTAGCAAGAGGAGATGGAAAAGACTACTCAGCATGTCATGTTATTGATATAGAACAAGCAAAACAAGTAGCAGAATATAAAGGACAGGTGGGAACTAGAGATTATGGTCATATGTTGGTAGCGTTAGCTACTGAATATAATAATGCTTTATTAGTAGTTGAAAATGCTAATATAGGATGGGATACAGTACAGACAGTTATTGATAGAGGATACCAAAATATATATTATTCATCAAAATCAGATACTGCTAATATTAATATGGATAATTTCTTAAGTAGAAATGAAAATAATTTAGTACCTGGTTTTTCAAATACACAAAAAACACGTCCGCTTGTAGTTTCTAAATTAGAATCTTATATGAGAGATCGAGCTTGTATTATTCAATCACGTCGATTATTAGAAGAATTAAGAACATTTATTTGGAAACATGGTAAAGCACAAGCAACTGATGGATATAATGATGATCTTGTAATGTCTTTTGGTATTGGTTTATTTTTACGTGACACAGCTTTAAGATTTAGTCAATCAGCTATAGACTTAACCCGCGCCTCACTTGGAGGTATAGGAAGAGTTAATTACCTTCCTCAAGCAACTGGTTTATACACACCACATGGTCCTGATAGAGACAACCCATGGAAAATGGATATGGGTAATGGCTCCGCAGAAGATATTAGTTGGCTAGTATAACCAAATATTTATAACATATATTAAATAATTATGGGATTATTTCAAAACCTAAAACGACTTTTTTCATCTGATGTTGTTATTCGTAACGTTGGTGGGAATGAGTTAAGAGTGATAGATACAGATCGTATTCAATCATTAGGTACTTTACAAACAAATGCACTTGTTGATAGATTTACTAAGATTTACACAACATCTGGTGCTGGAATTTATAACGTTAATAACGTTTATAACTATCAAACATTAAGAGTACAGCTTTATACTGACTATGAATCAATGGATACTGATGCTATTGTAGCTTCAGCTCTTGATATTTTAGCGGATGAATGTACTTTAAAAAATGAACATGGAGAAATGCTTCATATTCGTTCTAGTGATGAAAATATCCAAAAAATATTATACAATTTATTTTATGATGTTTTAAATATTGAATTTAATTTATGGAGTTGGGCTCGCAATATGTGTAAGTATGGAGATTTTTATCTTAAATTAGAAATAGCTGAAAAATTTGGTGTATATAATGTAATACCATTCTCAGCTTATTCAATTATAAGAGAAGAAGGAACAAATCCTCAAAATCCAACTTATGTAAGATTTAAATATGATCCTACTAGTGTATCAGGTATTACAGCACCTCAAGTACAATCAGCCTTAGGCACATCAACATCAGATATTTACTTTGAAAATTATGAAATGGCTCACTTTAGATTAATAAGTGATGTTAATTATCTTCCATATGGTAGAAGTTACTTAGAACCAGGTCGTAAGATATTCAAACAAATGATACTAATGGAAGATGCGATGTTAATTCATCGTATAGTTCGTGCTCCTGAAAAACGTATTTTCTATATGAATGTAGGTGCTATTCCTCCAAATGAGGTAGAAGCATACATGCAGAAAACAGTTCAAAAACTTAAGAAAATACCTTATGTTGATCCACAGACTGGTCAATATAATTTAAAGTACAATATGATGAATATGATGGAAGACTTTTACATACCTGTAAGAGGAAACGATCAATCAACTCGTATTGATACAGCAAAAGGTTTAGAATATAATGGTATTGAAGACGTTGCTTATTTAAGAGATAAGTTGTTTGCTGCTCTTAAAATACCTAAAGCATTTATGGGTTATGAGAAAGATTTAACTGGTAAAGCTACATTAGCAGCTGAGGATATCCGTTTTGCTCGTACAGTAGAGCGTATTCAAAGAATATTATTAAGTGAATTAACTAAAATAGCTTTAGTACATTTATACACTCAAGGATATGATGGTGAACAATTAACTAATTTTGAGTTATCTTTAACAACTCCTTCTATCATTTATGATCAAGAACGTGTTAATTTAATGAAAGAAAAAGTTGATTTAGCAGCTACAATAATGGAAAATAGTTTGTTACCTACAGAATGGGTTTATGATAACTTATTCCATTTCAGCGAAGATCAATATGATGAATATCGTGATTTGATTATTGAAGATAAAAAACGTAAGTTTAGATTAACTCAAATTGAAAATGAAGGTAATGATCCATCAGAAACAGGTCAAGTATATGGTACACCACATCAATTAGCTACAGCTTATGGTAAAGGCAGAGGATCAAATGATGTACCAATAGGATACAATGAAAAAAATCCAAATGAACCAGTACATTTAGTTGGTCGTCCTAAAGCATCAGCATCTAATATTAATAGACAAGATAATCCATTTGGTAAAGATCGAATTGGAGCCAAAACATATAGTACAGCGGGTGTTGACCAAGAAGATAGTTTAGCTAAAACACAATGGAAAGGTGGTTCACCATTAGCAATGGAAACATATCTAAGAAATAAAAATCTATTTGATAAAATACCCGTTAATCGTAAAACAACATTATTTGAACAAAGTGATTTATTAAACGAAAATAATATTCGTGATGAAATCAAATAGTTTCAATATTTATAATTAGTATCATTGTACTAAACTATGCGTATAAAACATAATAAATTCCGTAACACAGGTGTATTATTTGAGCTATTAGTGCGTCAAATAGCATCTGATACTTTAGCAAATATTGATTCTAAAGCGGTAAAAATCGTAAAAAAATATTTCCATAATAGTGAAATATCTAAAGAACATAAACTTTACCATACTATACTTACAGCTCCCCGCTTAAGTGAAGGTAAAGCTGAAGCTTTAATTAATACGACTATCGATTTAGCTAAAAAGTTAAATAAAGAGCAGTTACTTAAAGACAAATATAATTTAATTAAAGAAATTAAGAAACATTATGAATTAGAAAGTTTCTTTAGATCTAAAGTTAATAATTATAAAACATTAGCCGCCGCTTATACATTATTTGAAGTAGCTATTGAAAATAAGTTTATTGAGCCTAAACAAGTAGTACTTAATAAACTTACTCTTATGGAACATATCACTAAGAAAACATTAGTTGAAAATAAAGAGAATGAAGTTGAACAGGCTTTAGCTAAAGAAGATAAAAATGTTCGTATCCTAGCGTATAGAATATTAATTGAAAAATTCAATAACAAATATTCTAATTTAAGTGACAGACAAAAATCAGTACTTAAAGAATTTATTAATAATATATCTAACCCAGAATATCTTAAAACATACATTAACGAAAATCTAGATAAAGTTAAAAAAGAATTAACTTCTTTAATTAAAAAAGTAGATGACAAGACTATTGAAATTAAGTTAAACGAAGTTATTAGTTTAATTAAACCAATATCTAATAAGTCATCAGTAAAAGATGATCATCTAGTTACATTACTTCAATATCAACAATTAGCAGAAGAAATTAAGAAAATCAATGGATAAGAATAAAATAAAAGAAACTCTAAAGAAAAAACTTAAGCAAGAAATGTCTATGACTGGTACAGGTGCTTCTGTTACTCCAGGAGTAGGAGCAGGTGTAGCTACAAAATATGCTTTTGGAAAAAGTAATAACAAAGGCACCCCAAGTGATTGGAAACCAGCTCCATCAATTCCTAATCGTAAGTCTAAAGCTATGGACTATAAAGAATTATGGGAAGTCAACTTAAAAAAATCAAAATTATCTCCTAAAGAATATCAAGAAGCTAAGAAATTAAAAGATTTTAAATCTGAAGATTGGAAATGGGATGCTAAGCAAGATCTATATGTTAAATCAATAAAAGAAATAGCGATGGAAGCGACAGATAATCTAGATTCAATAAAACAAAAAGTTATTTCTTGGTCTAAAAGTAGACGTAATGCTAAACAAGATTCATTAGAAATTAACTGGTGGAAAGAATTTGATGACACAATAATGAATGCTACTACTAAAAAACAAATCAAAGACGCTATACTTGACATGTATTACATGGGAGATTTTGATTGGAGTAAATTAGATTTAGATGAAGCATATGATAAATCTAAGATTAAAACTAATGCTGATGAATTAGCTAGAGTAGAAGATATGTTAAAAACAGCTTCTACATCTCAAATGTCTGCTCAAGAATCTAGAATAAAGAAATTAAAATTACTAGTCGCACTAGAGAAAAAACATAATACTAAACTACCAGTATTACATTATGGAACAGATTGGTCTGATTATCTTAAAAAACAAGATGTAAAAACTTCTAGAGAACTAGAAGATAAATTAAGTTCTAAAAAAGAAAATATGAATGAAATGGACATAAATGATCGAGTTTTAATGGCTGCAAGAGCTAGAAGAGATCGTGAATCAAAACCACAACTTCAACCTACAACATCTAATAATGCGAGTAAAATTAAAGCACTTCAAATGAAGAGAGCTCAATTAATGCGTGATATGGAACAGGAAGCAGAACCAGAAGGTGGACCAATAGCTGATAGATATGGAACTGAATTAGATAAAATTGACAAAGCTCTTGCTATGTTAAATAATACTAAATCTTTAAGCGAAGAAAATTTAGAAGAAGCTTATATACCAGATAATATTAAAAAATTCGCTCAAAGAAAAGGTGTTACTAGTATTGTAAATCAAGTAGCGCGTTGGGCTGAAAAAGCAGGAATGGGTATTAAAGGCGGAACAGCTATAGGCAAAAATTATGATACATTAGTTCTAGATTTAACATATCAAGGTGGTGAAATAAGAATAAACTGTGAAAATGAAAACATAGAAGTTAATGGTGAATCAGTTGATGATTATACTTCATTTGTGAGTGCAGCTAAAGAAAATGAAACAATGAATGAAATATTTTCTAGGGAAGATTATCAAAAAGTTCTTCAAATAATAGATAAAATTAAATATACAAATACTAAATTGTATAATACAATCCTAGATATGATGACTGATGTCTATCCTCACAGTTATGGAGAAATTGAAGCACAAATGGGTATAAATGAAAATTATGCTCGTTTTAGAAACGAAACTAAAACTCGTACTAAACCAGAACAATTCCATAACGCTGTTAAATCAGTAAAACAAAAAGTAAACGAAATTAATCGTTTATTTGAATATATGAATCGCTTACAAAGTGAATTAAGTGAAAGTGAAGGTGGATTAAAACATAAAAAATACACTGATAAAGCAATTCAATCAATTAAAGAATCAACAAAACAATTATTTTTTAAATCAACAAAATTAAAGTAATGGCTGACAATTTTAACATGAAAAAATTCCTAGCTGAAAATAAGTTAGGTCCATACGCGAAAGCTAAAACAAATGAAGAAATAGGTGGTGATATTGGAGATGCTGAGGCAGAAAAAATGATGGATTTCTTAGCTGAAGATGGAGATGAAACTTGGTTTTCAGATATGAATTACTTCAAAAAAGAACATGAAGGTTATAAGTTGAAACCAACTGATATGGTAAGCATAGGCGATATTCCAGCAATGACTTACGCTCAAGCTTTGAAAAAATTCATTAAAAAAGAAGGATATATGGGAACACAATATGATTCTTCTGAAGATATGGCTGCAGATATGATTAAAAAAGGAATAACTAGAGAAGGAAGACAATTAAAAGAATACAATAAAAATAGTGGTCCTCAAATGGAAGAGTTATTAAAGATATTAAAAGATCTACAAGAAAAAAATAAAGAAATAAAAGCTGTAGGGACTAAAACATTAGAGAAAATGATTTATGATTTAGAGACTGAAATTAGACGTTTACCAAATATGGACGGTAATGTATCACAATATAATACTAATGAAGGAATAGAAGATGCAATTAATGAAGCAGTAGATAATCGTACATTAATGAAAGTAGAAAAATTACAAGACATACTTAGTAATTTGAAATCAAATACATCTACTAACTCAAATATCCCAACAAGAGATAAACAAGGTTTATTAGCTGCTTTTTCATACATAGAAGAGATATTAGAAGATGTAGGAGCAGATATTGAAATGGAAATGGATGATACATATGTTCCTAACAGTGGAGGATTAAATGAAGCATTAGAACCACATGTATATGAGCGTATGTATAACCTATCTAACATTAAAGCTCAACAAGCAATGATTAGAGCAGCTGAAATTATGATGCGTGAATTAACAGAAGAAGGATTTGAAGTAGAAGAAGTTAGAGAATTTTTTACACAATTAATAGTAAACGATATCTAATATGGCAAAAGTAGTAGGAACTAGTAATAAGACTAGTTTTGGTAAACGTAAAAGAGGTAAAGCTCAAAAATCATTTAATAAACATACACCTCGTCCTAAAGCTTACCGTGGACAAGGTAGAGCTTAATATTTATACACATGACAACAATAGATTTATACCGCAAACACAAAGTTGGAGAAGTAAGTCGTGAGAAATTCTTATATGAAGTAAGACGCGATAATAACTTACCATTTATTACTAACTTAACATCATATGATGACGCAGTTAAGATCCTTAAAAACAAAGGTATTGTAACTGAAGCAGAAATACCTACAAGACAAATGACCGGTGATGACGATGCTGATTGGATGGGTGAAATAGATGATAGAGCCACAGGTGACTTTACAGGATATACACCATTAGCCCTAATACAATATTATATCAGCTACACAGACACAGCGCGACGTGGATGGAATAATGATTATAAAGCAGAACTAGAAGATAGAAAGAATAAAGTCAGAGAAGAAATTGCTGCTCAAAAAGGTCAGCAGTATTTAAAAACAGTTGATGATTTAGCAAAACTAGTAATGTATGCTACAAGCCAGGGACAAGATGGATATGATACACTACTTCCTAAGTTAGAAATATTAGCCAATAAATTAGGATTTACTTATAATAAAATAAGAAGTATAGGCGAAAACTTAAATGAAGCTGATTGGATGGGTGAAACATTTAATGACGAAGAAGGATCGGGTTATTCATATGATTACCAAGAAGGTCCCGGCGCTAGTCCTCAAGAGATTGCTAGAACAATAAAGAATTTCCAATCAGATATGTATACTTGGAATAAACTAGCAAAAAATGATTTCTATTCTATGGCTCAAGGCGATAGTGCAGACATTAAAACAGATTATTATCCAAAATGGAAAAGATCAGATTTTGAACAAGTAATTGCAGCACTAGAAGGAGGATCTGCGATGAGTGAAGATTTTAATCTATTTAAAAAAATGAAAGATTATGCGGGTGAACAAGGCTGGACCTTTTCCGCTAGAAGACCAACTGATGAAGAAGATACAATAGGTAGAGAATATATGAGAAGTCAAGGTAAAGAACTTGGTTCAATTGGGGTCGACAGAATCACAGGTAACATAAATGTTATGGAACCAAACGGAGATTTTAGAGCAATACTTTCACCAGAAGGAGAAGAGTTGAGTGCTTATGAAATGAGATTTCATGAGAATTTAAATGAATCTGATACTAAAGAAGCTAAGGCTGATGAAGCTGTTAAAGCAGAAGTTAAACCTAAAGCTCCATCAACTAAAAAACCAAAAACACTACATATTGATTTTGCTAATCCATATGAATATCGTCATGGTTTAGCTCATGAATTGCATCAACTTGATGATTATAGTGCTGACGCTTTAGCAAAAGCTAAAATTATAGTATTAAAAAATCTAGCTAAAGATGCTAATTTTTATTCTAATTTACTTAACCAACAACAATCACATTATGCTTTTAAATCACCTGAAACTAATAAACCAGGTATGCAAGCTAAAGCTGATGGGTATCTAAAGAAAGAATTGAAGAAAAACGAAAAAGCAAACGTTAAAGATAACTTAGGTAATAAAGAAGCAGGTACAACTAAACCTAAAGGTGTTAAAGTAATGCCTGATAAAGGTGTTACTGGTACTCAAAAAACTATTAAAGAAAATATAACAGAACATCACAATGATCCTAATTTTCCAGGCGGACCTAAAATCTACGCTATGTTAGATGCTATATCTAAAGATTGGGGTAAAGATAGTGATTTATATAATGAACTAGAAGATACTATTGTAGGATATGTTGATAATAATGGAAACTTAACAAATATGGGTAAAGCTAAGATTAAAGCTCTTTTATCCAACTATGATGTATTAGAAGATTATAGTCATTTTTTAGATAACAATATAGAAGAAGGTTCATTCATGGGTGGTGTTGATTTAGGTTCTTCATTTGATAAAATGAAACAAGATATCATTGGTAACAAAGAAGATTTTGAATTAGCTGATGAAAATGCTTTTGAAGACCTAATGAAAAAATATGATTTTTACGCTGAAATGAGTGATGATGATAGAAAATGGGATGCTCAACAAGCAATGAATAGTCAACTTAAAATGTTGGCTAAGAAGATAGGAGTTGAAAAAGCAGTTAAATTATTTAATCAAAAAGCACCTGCTGATAGAAAAGTAAAGGCTTCATTTTTTGGGATAAACGAAGATAAACATGCTAAGATTAAAGAAGCGTTAAAAAAGGCTTTAAAAGAAGCTGATGTAGCTTTAAAACCTGTTGATGATAATATAGCTAAAAAAGAAACAGAATTAGCTAACCTATATACACAGAAAGCAAACATACTTAAAAAACCAGGATCCCAAACATAATGAGTAAACAAATACTAATAGAATATTTCTCGTTTCAACCTTCCCCTCAGTCTTTGACTGAGGCGAAGTTATCTTCAAATAGAAATTTAATAGTGTCTGGTGTTGTACAACGTGCTGATGCAAAAAATCAAAACGGACGTGTATATCCTAAAGAAACACTTGAACGTGAAACTGAAAAATATATAGCTGGACCTATTGCTGAAAATAGAGCATTAGGTGAGTTAGACCATCCAGAATCTTCTATTATTAATCTTAAAAATGTTAGTCATAATATTAAAAAGTTATGGTGGGATGGTGATGATTTAATGGGTGATATTGAAGTATTACCAACACCATCAGGTAATATATTAAAAGAATTATTTTTAAATAATATAACTGTAGGTATTTCATCTCGCGGTATGGGTTCAGTAAAACCATTAGGTGAAGGTACAGTAGAAGTACAAGACGATTTTGAATTACTATGTTGGGATTTTGTTAGTACACCTTCAACACAAGGTGCCTTTATGAGACCAGTTGGATTAAATGAAAATTTCAATCCTAAATTATTTAAAGGAAACAAATATTCAGCAGTAAATAACTTAATATCAGAAATTATTTGTTCACAAACAGGAATCTGTTGCTTAAAATAAAAAAAAAATAAAATGAGAATAAAATTAATTGATCTTTTAAAAGAAGCTGAAGAAGAACAAAAACCAACTTCTGATGATAAAAAAGGAGGACCTATAGATCCTAAAACTGAACAAGAATTAAAGAATCTATTAAAAATGGATTATTCCTTATTTGTTAAAGAATTAGGAGATAACATCAAGGATCCTAAATTTATAGCTGCTATTAAAACTTTATCTAACGAACATCCACTTAGTTTTAGAACAGTGGAACCGGTTGTTGGTAAATTATTACCAACACAAAATGAAATTGATGTTGATAAATCATTAAAATTTTTCTTAACTAATCCTAAATCAGCGGAAACAAGTTTAAAAGGAGGAATAATATCAGTAGCTGGTAAACGTATTATTACTGGAGGTGGAGGTAAATTTATTATTGATGGTCATCATAGATGGTCTCAAGTATGTGCCTTAAATCCAGAAGCTAAAATCGCTGCTATTGATTTATCTGATATAAAAGATCCAATGAAGGCCCTTAAAGCAACTCAATTAGGTATAGCAGCTGATTTAGGTAAAGTTCCTACAGCTAAAGTTGAAGGACAGAACTTACTTAAAATAGGTAAAGATGATTTAATATCTTATGTTACCAAAACAATCACTCCAGAAGTATTAGAAGTATTTAAAGAAGCAGGTAAAGGAGATAGCCCAGAAGCTGTAGCGCAGTTTATTTGGAGTAATGTTAAAAGAATGCAGCAAAATAATCAACCTGTATCTGGAGCTCCTGAACGTGGAATTATGCCGCAAACTGATGATGCTACTAAATGGCAAGATCTAGCTCCAAATGTAGATGATATTAAAGAAATAACTCGCTTGCAAAAACTAGCAGGTATAAAATAACCCCTCTATAGTCTCAGTATTATAGATTTAAATCCAGTCCCGTAAGACTGGATTTTTTTATTCCGGTCATCCAAATAATTGCACGGGCCTTTACCGGGGATTTAACGGCGTAAATAGTAAGATACAATAATACACGAACCACTATTTTAAGTGGTTTAAAATGGGGATATACCACGTTAAACCCACTTTTCATATACTTTATTGCTTTGAATTTTTTTCATATATTTATGTACATCCCATATATGAGATCTCCAATATCTCATTAGAATAAAATTTATAATCCTATATTACTTCTCTAATAAGTAATCAGTCAAAAAGGAGAAATCACAATGACAAATCAAGAATTATTTAAGCAAGCAATTGCCGACGCTAAATCTGTGCGTGACGCAGCAGTAGCAAACGCTAAAGCCGCTCTTGAAGAAACTTTCACTCCATCAATCATGAACATGTTATCTAACAAATTAAATGAGTTAGAAGAAGACATTGAAGAAGAAGGTATGAAAGAGAAAGAAGAAGGCTATGGTAGCGAAGAAAAAGAAGAAGGTTACTCTATGGAAGAAATGGACCTTGAAGAAATTTTAGCTGAACTTGAAAAAGAAGAAGGTAAAGTTAAAGAAGGTAAAAAAGACAAAGTTGAAGAAGCTAAAGAAGAAGAAGAAGAAGATGAAAAAGAAGAAAAATCTGAAAAATCTGATGATTCTGAAGAAATTAGTGACGACGACGAAATTACTGAATTAACAGTTGATGAATTAAGAGACATTATCCGTGATGTTTTACAAGACATAATGGGTGGTTCTGAAGAATCAAGTGAAGAAGCTCCTGAAGAAGGTGGTGAAGAAGAAAGCGATGAAGAATCTATTAGTTTAGATGAATTATTAGCTGAACTTGATATGGAAGAAAGTTCATACACTGACAAACTACCTCATGATGACATTTCAGGAACTGAAATGGGATATGTTGGTGGTAAGAAAGATGTTAAAGGTACAGAAAAAGGATGGGTAGCTGAAAAGAAAGAAGAAGATGATGAGAAAAAAGTAGAAGAAGCTAAGGAAGAAGCTGAAAAAGCTAAAAAAGACTTAGAAGAATCTATTAAAGTTATCAAATTCTTGAAAAAAGAACTTAACGAAGTTAACTTATTAAATGCTAAGAACACTTACGTTAATAAAATCTTCAAAGCTAAATCTTTATCTGAATCACAAAAGGTTAATGTTCTTAAGAATATGGACAGAGCTACTAATGTTAAAGAAGCTAAAGTAATTTATGAATCTTTAACTAGTACTTTATCTACATCTAAGAGAAATTCAATCAAAGAATCAGTTGGGTTTGCCTCTAAGGCAGCTGGTGTTGCACCAAAACAACAGATTGTAGAAGGTGATGCTGCTATTCGCCGTATGCAACAATTAGCAGGAATTATTAAATAAATTAAAAACAAAAACAAAAATTTACTCAAATGAGTCAAGTACAATCATTAATCGAATCTGCTAACCCATGGCAGTCTCAACAAGGCGACGCCGCTCGTCTTGCTGGTAAATGGGCTAAATCAGGTTTGTTGGAAGGTCTTAAAGACTACGACAAATCAAACATGGCTATGATGTTAGAAAATCAAGCTAAACAATTAGTTGTTGAATCATCTCAAACTGGTACTGGTGGTACATTTACTCCAGGAACTGGTGAACAATGGGCTGGAGTTGCTCTTCCATTAGTTCGTAAAGTATTTGGTCAGATCGCTTCTAAAGAATTCGTTTCTGTTCAACCAATGTCTTTACCTGCTGGATTGGTATTCTTCTTAGATTTCCAATATGGTACAACTAAAAATCCATTCTCTAATGGTAACTCACTTTACGGTACAACTACTCAAGTAGGTGATTCTGGATTTGGTAACGCCGCTGCTGGTGGTCTTTATGGTTCTGGTCGTTTTGGTTACTCAATTAACCAATTCACTGCTTCAGTTAACGTAGGAGCATCTGGTGTTACTTCAGCTTCTTTCGCTCAAGTTAACTTTGATGCTAACTATTCATCTTCTATTGTTGGTGGTACTGATGCTTCTTTAGCAACTGTTAAAGTTTTAACATTCGTTACTTCTAGTTTACCAAGTGTAGATTTAAACGCTGTTCGTGCTATTTACGCTGTTTCAGCTTCTGTTATTGTAGCAGCTGATAACTTAACTCAGTTTAACTATACTAACGGAGCTAATATTTACTTGTTCATCTCTGCATCAACTGCTGAATTATCTGCTAGTTCATTCACTTATGATATTTTCTATACTAAGAAAACTGCTGATAACGCTCGTGGTGATTTTGAAGATGGAACAACTACTGGTACAGATAAAGCTGTAGGTGCTGTTGGTACCGCAATTTCTATTCCAGAAATTAACGTTCAATTGCGTTCTGAAACTATTGCTGCTAAAACTCGTAAGTTGAAAGCACAATGGACTCCAGAATTTGCTCAAGATTTGAACGCTTACCAAAATCTTGATGCTGAAGCTGAATTAACTTCTATGTTGTCTGAATATATCTCTTTAGAGATTGACTTAGAAATTTTAGATATGTTGATTCAAAATGCTCCAATCACTGAGTATTGGTCAGCTAAGGTTGGTAACCAAATTAATACTAACCAATCAGCTTTCACTCCTAACACAGCTGGTGTTTACTATACTCAAATGACTTGGTTCCAAACTTTAGGTATTAAATTACAAAAAGTATCTAACATTATTCACCAACGTACTTTGCGTGGTGGCGCTAACTTCATGGTTGTTTCTCCTACAGTAGCTACTATCTTGGAATCAATTCCTGGATTCGCAGCTGATACTGATGGCGCTTCAGAAACAATGAAGTATGCATTTGGTGTTCAGAAAATTGGTCAATTGAATAGCCGTTATAAAGTTTATAAGAATCCATACATGTTGGAAAATACTATCTTGATGGGTTTCCGTGGTAACCAATTCTTAGAAACTGGTGCTGTTTATGCTCCATACGTTCCATTAATCATGACTCCATTGGTGTACGATCCAAATACCTTCACTCCAAGAAAAGGTATCATGACTCGTTACGCTAAGAAAATGGTACGTCCTGAATTCTATGGTAAAGTATTCGTAGCTGACTTGAATGTGATCTAATGCTAGTTTAACATAGAGTTATAAAGATTGAGACCCAAGCCTAGCTTGGGTCTCTTTTTTATATTTATATTAAATTAATAATATGAAATATTGTAAAAAATGCGATACTAAAAAATCTATAAATTCATTTTGGAAGAAGACAGGGACAAAAGATGGTTTAAATAGATATTGTATTGAATGTATGAGTGCTGAAACAAAAAAATGGTTTAATAATAATATTGAATGGTTTAATGAGTATAAAAAAGAATTATCTTGTATCAAATGTGGATTTAATCACCCAGCAGCTTTAGATTTTCATCATAGAGATCCCAGTGAAAAAGAATTTGGAATATCTTCTTATAGGCAACGAAATAAAGAATTTATTTTAAAAGAAATAGAAAAATGTGATGTATTATGTTCAAATTGTCATCGAATAGAACATTATAACAAAACTCATTAATATTTATATTAAACTAATAATTTATGTCTACGCAACAAGAAGAAAAACAAAAACAAAAAAAGGTTTTTAAAAATGAAATTAAGTATCAAATCACACTTAATGAAGAACAAAAAGAAGCCAAACGGTTAATTATTGAAAATCAAATTGTTATTATTACTGGTCGAGCAGGCTGTGGTAAATCATTAGTATCAGCTCAAACAGCGTTAGATTTTATGTTTAAAAAACAATTTGATAAAATATTAGTTACAAGAGCAGCCGTTGAAGTAGGGCATTCATTAGGTTTTTTACCTGGTAGTTTAAATGAAAAATTTAACCCATATTTAGAAGCATTCCAAGAAAATTTAGTTAAATGTTATGACAAAGTTAAAATTGAAGAACTTATTAAAGATGAAAAAGTACAAGCTTTACCAGTTCAGTTTATACGTGGGAAGACTATTGATGATGTTTTAGTTGTTGAAGAAGCTCAAAACTTAACTAAAGCAGAAATGTTAGCCATTATTACTAGACTTGGAAAAAATGGAAGAATAATCATCAATGGTGACAATGAACAAAAGGATATAAAAGATCCTTACAATGGATTGTCTTATATAATAGAACTATCTAAAAAGATAGAAGAAATTAAATGGGTAAAACTTAAACACAACCATAGAAGTGATTTAGTAGGTAAAATACTAGAACTAGAATACGGAAAATAACCACTAATTATATATTTACCATATTTATATTGGAATAATACTAATATAAATGGCTCAAAATCTTACACAACTATACGCTGCTGGTAATTTAACAACAGGATTTAATAATTTAACTGTTGTTAGAGGCAATACTCCATTCGGATACTTTGATAATGACACTGAATTTGTTAGGGATGCTAAAAATTGTACAGCGTATGTTGCTCAACGTTTAGGTATAACTACAGGTGTTGGTGCTTCTCTATTTTTAAATCTAAGTGATATAAGTGTTTATGCGGCTTTTGAAGAAGCAGTGTTAACATATGGTAACATGGTTTATCAATATAAAATTAGAGATAATTATATTAATTTAGAAGGATCTGACACAGATGTATTTAATCAAGCCAGTACAACTTTAATTAATAGTATAACTAATAATACACCTATATTCTGGTCTAAAACTAGAGCAGCAACATGGGCTGAAATAGGATATAACGCGGCTTACTCTCAATCTATAGTTAATGGCACTTTATATGTCATATCAGCTTCATTAAGTAATTTTGATGTACCTAATTTAGATTTTATTCAAAATTTTACACTAGCTGGTGACGCTCCTTATAGCGGCAGTTATACTAATTTATCTAGAACTGTTATTAATCAATTTAATAAAGTAGCAGGAGCTGTAAATCCTCTCTCAAGTGGAGCTAGCCATGTTTATTTCTTTACAGTTGATCCTAATGTGAGTGGTGATAACACAGCTGGCTTTCCTAATTATAATACTCAAGGTATATCTACTGTTTATTATCAAGAACGTTCATTAAATGAATTAAATGGTAAAGTATTAAATAATAACTTAGCTGCTCAAATTAGAATAGCTGATGACTATGCTGCTGAAGCTAGTATTGGAGGATCTTATAATGAATATACTGGATCTTTAGTTTTAACTCCAGGAAAACAAGTGTATGATTTAAATACTTGGGCAGATGCTTCAGCTTCTTTAGATGAGGGGGATAGTATAGAAGTTAGACAAGTATTTTATCAAGAACCACCAGCAATTGTAAGGTATTTTGATCCATATGCTGGTACAGGTACTGGTGTTCAAGGATTATTAGAAACATTTGGATTTGGTTCTTACTCACCTGGTATTAACTTTATGTTAATGCCTGTATATTGGGATATTCAAAAGATTCAAGCAATTGAATTTAACGACCAAGTAAGAAAATCAGCTTATTCATTTGATTTAGTTAATAATCAACTAAGATTATTTCCTATACCAGAACATGAGCATATACTTCTTTTTAAATATATAAAGAAAAGTGAAAGAAATAGACCAACTGTTAGAACAAAGAAAAATGTTGTGTCTGATGTAATGAGAGTACCTTATAGAAATCCTATTTACTCAAATATTAATATGGTTGGCAGAATGTGGATTTTTAGATATACTCTAGCATTATGTAAAGAAATTGAAGGACAAGTTAAATCCGCTTTAGATACATCTCAAATACCAGGATTAATAAAAGGAACTGAATTATTAACTGACGCTAGAACTGAAAAATTAGATTTAATGACTGAATTAAAAGAATATCTAGAACAAACAACTCGTAAAGCTCAGTTAGAAAGAAAACAACAAGAAGCTGAATTTACTCGTCAAACAATGAATCAAATACCTTTATTAATATACGCTTTATAATATGCTTTTGAGAAAATTTTATATGCCTGAAGATCCTAGAGATGGAAATGGTCCTATTATCATGATTAATGGAATAGGAAATACTATTGTTACAGGTAGTGGACTTGGAACAAGTGGTCCTGGAGGAATTGGAACTGGAGGAAATGGAGGTACAGGTCCTGGTGGAAGTAGTAACCCAACACCTATATTCCCTTTACCATCAGGTACATTAACTGATTGTATTGAATTTGCTACTCCTCAATTAATGCAATCTTCATTAGTTTCTTTTTTAACTAATAGAGTTTTATTTTATAAAATAAATATAAGACAAACTCAAAAAAATATATATGGTGAATCTCTAGAAAAATGGTATTATGAAGGTGTTCAAACCAGATGTTATATAGAAAGATCACCTGAAGGAGTAAGTGATGAAATGTTTGGACCAGATGTTACCCAACAAATAAAAATAACAATACCAGAAGCAGCTTTAAATATAAATAATCCATTTAACCTAGTGATACCCGCAGATATTACACCGGAAATAGGTGATATAGTATTTGATATAGGAAGAGAAAGATATTATGAAATACATAATACTAACACAATATATTACCCAATAGCAACTAATGTTGGTGTAAATAATATAAATTGTCCTCCAGTTAAAATTATGCAATTTGAATTAGATTGTTATTTAACAAGAGTAAGTAGATTAAATTTATCACCTTATAAATTATTATAATGCCTAGATCTATAAAACCAAGACCTCAAAATCAACGTGAGCTATTAAATGATCAATTAGGAGATAAAGTTTATGATCCTTCTTTAGCTACTCGTCCTATTGATAATATACCTAATAGAGGAAATGATGTATCAACATCAGGGGATAGAAGTAAAGATATATCTATCAGTATTGTTGATATAGATACATCAATTATAAAATATATTGAAAATAAAATAAAACCATCTATAATTCAAGATGGAAATAGAATTCAAGTTCCTATAATGTATGGATACCCAGAACGTTGGCAAACTATACAAGAAAAAGGATATTTAAGAGAATATTCTGATCGTTTTATAGGTCCTGTGATTGTATTAAAACGTGATAGTTTAGAAGCTAATAGATCATTAGGTACTAAAGTTGATGCTAATAATCCTCAAAACTTTCATATTTTTGAAACACCATACACAAAAAAAAATCAATATGATAATTTTAGTATTTTAGGTAATAGAGATCCAGTTAAAGAGTTTAGAGTGATTGTTATGCCAGAGTATATCACTTTAAAATATAACGCGGTTATATTTACAAACCATTTAGAACAAAATAATAAAATAATAGAAGCATTACAATATGCTGCTAACACATACTGGGGAGAAGAAGGTAGATTTCAATTTCGAGCTAATATAGATAGTTTTACCACTTCAACAGAATATTCTTTAGGTACTGATAGAACTACAAGAACTAATTTTGGAATAACGTTAAACGGGTATATTATCCCTGACACAATAAATAGAGATTTATCTTACGCGAAGAAATTTATATCTAAAGCTCAAGTTATTTTTAACTTAGAAACAGATGATCAAGAAATATTTACAATTGGTACTAAACCTAGAAATACAGTTAAAAAACAAGCTGTGAGTTTCCCAACTCCAAACCAAAATATAACAATAAATAATATTTCACCAGCTACAGTAAATTATCTAAATACTAATACAACTAAAACAGCTAGTTCTATAACTATTCCTAACACTGTAACTTTTAATAACACATCAATTTTACAACCACCAACTAATGCTAATCTACCATCTACTACAGTGGATGATTTTAAATTCTTTATTAATGGACAATATGTACCATCAAGTATTGTTACTTTAACTCAAGTTGGACTTAATTTAGTAGCTGTATTTGATACTACAGCTTTAGGATATGTATTGTCAGCTAGTGATAATATTACAGCAATAGGTAAATTTAATTAATAAATATGGCTCGTTTATCAAGTAAACAATTACAGGATCCCTTAAATATAACAGGCTCTTTATTCGGTACATCAAGTTATGCTTTAACAGCATCCTATGCTATGAATGGAGGAGGAACTAATATAGATACTAGTGCCTTTGTTACAACAAGTTCATTTAACAGTTATACAGGATCTGTAGCGTTAAATTATGTTTTAAATAGTAGTACAAGTTCTTTTATAACTAATAGTCAAACTAGTAGTTTTGTACAAAGTAACCAAACAAGTTCATTTGTAACCAATAACCAGACTTCATCATTTGTGCAAAACAGCCAGACTAGTAGTTTTGTAACTAATTCACAGACAAGTAGTTTTGTACAAAGTAACCAAACAAGTTCATTTGCAACAACAGGTTCAAATATATTTAAAGGAAATCAAACTATAACAGGATCTATTATATTTAATAGTGGATCTCGAATAACATCGACCTATTATGGTAATAATTATCCTGGATATATTGATATTGTAGCAGGCGCCCCAGGTGGATTTGTTGAATTACTGTCATACAATCAATCATCTTCTTTTGTAGTAGAGGATTATGGTGTGTATATAACAACAAACTCAAGCTCACTATTTAATTTATGGGAATTTAGAAATGATGGTAGATTATTAGCTCCTAGAGGAATAGAAGCTCCTTCATTTACTGGTTCATTACAGGGTACAGCAAGCTTTGCAACAAGCGCATCGAGAGCTATAAGTAGTTCATTTGCCTTAAGTTCATCAAATGCTACTAATGCAGCAACAGCGTCAAATATACTAGGCGGTAAAGCAACACATATACCGTTCTTCAAAACAGATACAACGCTTGCTACAAGCTCACTGTATCAATCAGGTTCTAGCACAGTCATAATAAACCAAGACAACGCCACGTCAGCTAACCCAGAAGCATTGTACGTTTGGCAACCAAGCACAACATCGTTCAATGTAATAAGCGGTAAAGGTAATCTAAACAACTATTTACAGCTTAACATTCAAAATACAAATCAAGGTACTAACGCATCATCAGACGTAGTTGCAACAGCAGGTAATGGAAATGAGACTACCAACTACATTGACATGGGTATCAATAGTGATAACTTTATTGGTGATATCGGTGGACCTAACGATGCCTACCTCTACTCAACTGGTCAAAACCTACACATAGGTAATGCAACAGCAAACCAACCAGTACAGTTTTTTGCTGGCGGTATAGACGTAGAAGCAAATAAGAAATTGGAGTTGAATGCAAACGGCCAGCACAATATGACTGGATCATTAGACATTAGTGGTAGTTTAAATGTAAGAAATACATTAACAAGTAGTGGATTATTAACTAATGGAAATAATAATATATTAGGTAATATTACAATGAGTGGATCTAGTACTATAATAGGTACTACCACAATGACAGGTTCACTTAATATAACCGGTTCAACAATACAAATAGGAAATAACACATTAGTAGGTAATACAATACTATCAGGTAGTATTATAATATCAGGTTCAACAACTACACCACCAACACCATCAATTAAGATATATGGTGATATGGAAACCAATGGCGTAATTAAATTTATGCCTGTTAATAAAAGCATAGATACGTCCATATCAGCATCGTATATCTACATATCAGGTTCAACAAATGATTTGTATTTTAGTCAGAATGGTAATGGATACGCTAACACAACTCGTCTACGTTGGCTAGAAGGTAATTTATATACAGGTTTATTAAACGGTGGTTTAATTACATCGCAATCATCAACAGTATACCAAGTAGGAAGTGGAAGTGGTGTTATAGTAAATTTAAATGCTAGCCTTACTACTAATCCGTTCCCAACAATACAATATCTCAACTGGCCTAACCTATCAGCTAGCATAGCACCTTACTCAGCTTCATTTGATCAACAATTCGTATCGGTTCAATCAAACGGAACTATCTTCGCACAAGGAACACCGTTTAGTGATGGACAGTTTAACACGTTAATCCCTATAGGACTTGTATTGCATCAAAACCACTCAACAATAAACGGTGTCAAAACAAGCCCATCTGTAGCATACGGTTGGAAACAAAGATCATCTGATTTTATTAGAGCTTTTGGTCCATTAAAAATATCTGGGTACGTAGTAGCACCTAGCGGATCCTCTACGGGTAGTTTAGTAGTTGGAAGCGGTACAGCATTTACGGATGGAGCTAACTATAGTGTAGACCCAAATAATCCGTCCTATATTGTAGATAGTGGAACAACAACATCAAAAATATTTAGATACTACCAATCAGGATCAGATTGGGTTTATAATACAAACAACGGAGCTGGGTATGCAAATCTAGACCCAGTCTACTATAATCCTGGTGGATTAGGAGTGTTAGATACTGTGGGGACTAGTAACTACTCATTACAAAGAGTTTTTTGGTATCCAAACTCAGTTACAAAAGCTATTACCGTATATTACGGTAACGATAGATACGGTACCCTAGCATTAGCTCAAGCAGCGTTGGCAAGTGAGCAGTTTTCTGAAGCTCCAAATACATTGGCCAACGCAGTTTATTTAGGAACCTTTGCTATAAAAGGAGGTACAAACACAACATTACAAAATCCAATTCACTTTACCTGGATACCAGGAGGTCTTTTTAGAGGTAGCAGTGGGGGAAGTGGCGGTGGAAGTGGTGGTGGATCAACAACTCTGGCTGGATTGTCAGATGTATCAATAACAAGTGTAGCAAACCATAATTTATTAGCCTATAACAGCAGTACAACGAAGTGGGAAAATGTATCAACTATAACAGCTAATGTAACAGGTACAGCTACAACAGCATCTTACATATCCCCAGCCTTTATATCTGCATCAGCTGCAGCATCGGGATTTGGTGGTGGTGGAACAACTGACACTGGTAGTTTACTAACGACTGCATCCTTCAATAGCTACACTAGCTCAACAACAGCGCAGTTTGCAGGTACAGCATCATTTGCTACTACGGCATTAAACTTGATAGGATCTGTTACATCAGCCGCCACCGCGTCGTTTGCTACAAACTTTACAATAGCGAGTACGTTAGCATTAGACGAAACGCTAATAGATTTTGCTAAAGTAACATCAACTATAGTTGGGTCAAATAATTTATTTCAACAAGCAACTGGATCATACACAGCAGCTCACGGTAGATACACAGCCTATAAAGCAGGTAATTCGAGAGCGGGTGAGTTTGTAACATCGTGGAACGGAACAACCGTATCATACTACGACAATGCAACAGTTGACATAGGAAACACAACAGATATAACATTTCAATCAGCAATAGTTACAAGCCAACTACAGATCAATGCAACAGCAGCTTCATCAGGATGGACTATAAAGATGATTGTTACATATTTATAATAGAACTATTAGTTGGATAGTGAAAACTAATTAAACATGGCAAATGAATTTGTAGCCAAGAATGGCTTAATATCACAGAATAATATTATAGTTAGCGGCTCGCTAACAGTTACTCAAACTATTACTGGATCAATATCGGGTAGCGTTGATGGATACGTTCCAAACACTGCTACTTCAAGTTTTATAACTAATAGTCAAACATCATCATTTGTACTAACAAGCAGCTTCAACAACTATACCTCTAGCGTAGTCAGTACAAGTTCGTTTAACGCCTTCACAAGCAGCGTTGTAACTACTAGCTCATTTAATAACTTTACAAGTAGTGCAGTTACAACTAGCTCATTTAATAATTACACGGGGTCAACAGCATCTCGATTTGCAGGTACTGCATCATTCGCGTTAACAAGTGCGGGAGGTAGTGGAGGTATTTCACAAGGTAAAGTAGTAGCAATAGCAACAGGATACTCAAATTTATTTTAAATATAAACAACTATGGCATTAAACACAAACCCAATCTATTCAGGAATAGGAGATATACAATGGGCAACAACAGCATTAGTAAATGCAAATCCAAGCTTTGAAGCTAACGGAACAGGATCTGTAGTAGTATTTACAGCAAGTCCATCTGGTAGCTTTGTACAAAGAGTGCGTTTTAAAGCATCCGGATCTACTACAGCGACCGCCGCTCGTGTATTTATAGGAAATACAAGTGGATCAGGAGCTCTTAGTGGATCAAATGTAATACTATTTGATGAAATTACTTTACCCGCTATAACACTATCAAGTACTGCTGCTCAAGCCGCGTTTGAATTACCTATAAACGCCGCGTTACCAGCTAACTATAAAATACAAGCTACTGTAGCAACACAGCAAGTAGCAGGAGGTGGATGGTATGTTTCAGCAGTAGGAGGTTCTTATACAACACCATAAAATTAATATAATATGAGATATGTTTTAATGCAGGGTTCTGATGACCCAAGTATTGAATTCTATTATGTGATGGATGATACATTACAAAATGTAATACAAGTAATAGATAAAGACTGTAATGAGATAATACCCGGAGTAGCACACCATACAAAAGAAATTGATGTAACTCCACCTTGTGCTCAACCTTAAACTAGTTTATGTTAGATCTCTTTCACATACCATCCAATACAGAAAATACTAAAATATTTTATGCTACCGGAGGTACTAATGACTGGCAAACGTGGGAAAAACCACGTAACGCTAAGTTTATACAAATATTTTGTTTAAGCGGAGGAGCAGGTGGTGGTGGAGCAGGAGGAGTCAGTGCAGGTGGTAGTATCGGCGGCGGAGGAGGCGGAGGAGGAGCAGCTTTTAGTAAAGGAATATTTCCTGCCTTTCTACTACCAGATACGTTATATATACAACCTGGATTAGGAGGAGCAGGAGGAATAGGAAATGTGGCATCAGGCAATGGAGCTGCAGGAACAGCAGGAGGAATTAGCTATGTATCATTAGGTCCAGTATCAACAACACCCTCTGTAATAATGCAATCGGCTACAACAGCAGGAGCAGGTGGTGGACAAGGTGGAGTGGGAGGCGCTGTTGGTGGCGGAGCAGCAGGTACTGTTTGGGCAACAACAAATAACGCCTTTGCAAGTATAGGACTAGTAACAGTTTCTGCAGGAGTGGCAGGAACAGGTGCCGGATACACAACAGCACCACCAGCGGGACCTACAGCATTAGCATCAAATATAATAACAGGTGGAGCTGGAGGAGCTGGAAAAAATGCCAATATAACTCAATTTGACGGAGCTACTCTATCACCAGCTAATATAATATTAACCTCCTTTGTATCAGGAGGATTAGCGCCAAGTGGAATAGGAAGTAGTGGATACGGATCCTTAAATCCATTTTGTAGTATGGGTGGAGCAGGTGGCGCTAGTTCATTAACAACAAAAGGAGGTAAAGGAGGTGATGGGGGGTATGGAAGTGGAGGAGGAGGCGGAGGCGGAGGATTGTCTACAGCCGGTGGTGGCGGTAATGGCGGTAAAGGAGGAGATGGTTTAGTAATAATAACAACAATATATTAATGTTAGATTTATCATACTTTCAAAATAGTGGTAATGTAAATACACAAACATTTACAAATGCAGGTTCTTGGGCAACATGGATTAAGCCAAGAGGTGCTAAGTTTGTGAATATAATGTGTATTGGGGCTGGAGCGGGTGGAGGAGGTGGATTAGTTGCAACACCTTCAAGAGCTGGAGGTGGCGGTGGTGGTGGTGGTTGTGTAACAACGTATGTAGTAGTAGCATCACTATTACCAGATATTTTATACACTTATGTAGGCGTAGGAGGATTAGGAGGAAGTGGTGGAACAACAGCTACAGCAGGAGGAAATGGAGCAAGATCATTTGTAACCCTAACACCAGACACAGGATCAGCGGCAAACATAGTAAATATGTCAGGAACTGTAGCAGCTATTGGAGGAAGTGGAGGAACTACAACAACTGGAGCACTAGGAGCTAGTGAAACAGCAGCTACAGCAGCAGGAGCTATTTTTTTAAATTTAGGTACTTTTTTAAGTACAATTTCTTTAGCAGCATCCGCTGGAACATCAGCTTCTGTAACATCAATATCCCCTACTACTATAACAATGGGAGGAAGGGGAGGTGGTGGTGGTAATGGTGGACAAGGGGGAGGCATCACCGCAACCGGGCCAGTTCCTGCACTTCCAGCACCAGCCAATGGTTCGGGAGCCGCAAACGGTGGAAGTGGAGGTAATGGAATAGCCTTAACAAAACCAGTAATGATTTTCACAGCAGGAGCCGGAGGATCTTGTGTAGCAACTGCAGGAACTGGACAAGGAGGAAATGGAGGTAGTGGTGCGATAGGATGTGGTGGATCAGGAGGAGGAGCAGGTGCTTCAGTTGGAGGAGGCAATGGTGGTAATGGTGGGAATGGTTTAATAATCATAACAACAAGTTTTTAAAATTATGTTAGATGTATTTAATATACCTGGGCAACAAGATAATGTAAAAATATTTTATGCTACTGGAGCAACTGCTTGGCAAACATGGCAAAAACCAAGAAATTGTAAATTTATTTGGATGATGTGTATTGGGGCTGGAGCAGGTGGACAAACAACAGGAACTACTAGTGCCGGATTTGGAGGAGGATCAGGAGGTGTTGTTAGAGCTTTATTCCCAGCTAATGTACTGCCTGATACATTATATGTTCAACCAGGGGTAGGAGCAGTGAACTCAACAGCGGGTAGAAGTTTTGTTTCAATAGCTCCTAGTAGTGCCACAGTAATGAATCTAGTATGTATATCTGGTAACTCCGCAGCTGTAGCAGCAGGAACAGGAGAGACATTAGCAACAGTAGCATCGGCAAATTTATTATCTTTAGGAACATTTGTAGCAATAGCTGGAGTTAGTAATCCTAACACAGCAACTATAACACCTTTAACAAATACAATAACATGCCCTGGAGGAAATGGTGGTACTCCGGCTACAAGTGTTGGAACTAATATAGCATCTGTTGACTTAGGAACCTTTACAACACCAAACGTATCTGGAGGTACAGTTATAGGAGCAGGAAATAATAGTGAATCAGGTACAACCTTTTGGAAACCACTTTTTTCACTAGGTGGTGGTGGAGGTAATAGTAATAATGCTGGCGTAGGTGGTAGAGGAGGTGATGGTGGAATAGGATCAGGAGGTGGTGGATGTGGCGGCGGAACGATAGCAGGAGCTTCTGGAGGTAAAGGTGGAAATGGATTAGTAATTATAACGACTTTTTAAAGTAAATTTGATTATCTCCTATCTTTTATATATATTTATATTAAATAAAAATAAATAAATTATGTCAATTGTAATTGTACTTATTATTGTATTAGTAGTAGGAGGATTAGTTGTTAAATTTTATCCACACCCTGTAAAAACAAAAGTGATTGAAGAACAACCAACATGGAATTTTGATCCAAAATCAATCTCAGAATCAACTCATATTACTCCTTCTATTCCAGAAATATATTTTCCAAATCCAAGTATTAGTGAACAAATAATTACAATTGAAAAACCAAAGAAAAAAACAACTAAAAAACCAACCTCAAAAAATACAACTAAAGTAAAACCAACATCAAAAAATACAGCTAAAGTAAAACCATTAGCTAAAATGGAAGCTAAGAAAAAAGCAACTAAAAAAACAACTAAAAAATAAGTTATGGGATTAATAAGTAAAAAATTAACTGAAGAAGAACTACAGCAAATAAAAGATATTAAACAACAATATGCTAATTTAACATTAGCTTTAGGAGAAATAGAATTACAAAAGTTCCAATTATTAGGTACTCAATCTCAGTTATTTGAAAGTGAAACAAAAATTGTAAAACAACTAACTGAAAAATACGGTGAAGGAACTATTAATATCCAAACCGGAGAAATAAGTTAAGTATTATAAATTAATACAGAATAAACCTCGTCATTATTGGCGAGGTTTTTTCATATTTATAAGCGTATATGGCTGTTAAAATAGATATAAAACAAAATAATGTAGCTGGTGTTGTTCCAACAGCATCAAGTATTAATACATCTGAAATAGCATTTAATACTTTTGATGGAAAAGCCTATTTCAAACAAGATAATGGTACTCAATATATTAAAGAATTTATAGCGACACCTCATACTGGTAGTTTTATTATAACTGGATCTACAACACAAATAGGAAGCGTAACAATTGGTAATATTACTAGTACCCCAGCCGCTGAAAATACATTAAATGTATATCCACCTTTTTCAGGAGGAACTGGTGAAGGAGGTCAAATATTATTAGCAGCATCTGGAGGATTATATACATCTGCATCAATGTTAGATACATGGCAAGATCAATTTAGAATATTAAGAGGTACTAATACAGGTGGAAGTAATGCCTCAATGGTTACAGTCAATCTAAATACAGGCGATATAACGGGTGCCGGCAAAATTTCACCATCAAATTGGAGTGCAGGGCAGATTATTCAAATGAGATTATATAGTGCAAGTGATTTAAGTTTTATAACAAATTATACTAATAGTACAAATACTTATAGTAGTATAGTTTCTGCAACATATACACCTTTATCAATTACATCTTATATATTCTTTGAAGTGTACGCTATGTATGATGTTAATGGTGGTGGTGGAGATTCATTCTTTTCCCAAATAACATGGAATGGAGCTGAAATTGGTGTTCAACGTCAAGTATGGGCTAATGGTGCTGGAGGTGGCACTCGTAGTGGTACATTATTTCCTCTAGCAGGAAGGGTAACTAATGGTAGTTTAACTGGGTATGCTTGGGCAGTGAATGCACGAAGAGATTCTTCAGATGATACTCTTACAGTTTATCCAAACGCAGAATTCTATGTAAAAATTACAGAAATAGGAAGATAATCACATTAATCCTTCGTTTTATATTCCGTTTTATATATTTATCATCGATAAAAACTAAAAAAAACATGGCTCAAGAAACATTAATTTCACCCGGCGTCTTAACAAGAGAAAACGATCAATCTCAAATAACACAAGGAACAGTAGTAGCTGGTTTAGCACTAGTTGGACCTACAGTAACTGGTCCTGTTAATATTCCTACATTAGTAACCTCATATAGTGACTTCAAAAATAAATTTGGAGGTATGTTCACTAGTGGAGGTGGTAATTTTGAATTTTTAACATCAATAGCTGCTAGAAACTATTTCCAACAAGGTGGTTCTACTATTCTAATTAATAGAGTAACCAGTACAACTTACACTCCCGCTACATCTAGTACTATACCAAATAGCGCCTCAGTAAATATATTTGTATTAGAAACATTAAATACAGGTATTTTAATGAATAACGCTGGAACTATCTTATCTGATAATTCTTTAGTTAGTGGATCTGATATGAATGTTAGATGGGAGATAGCTAATTCTGATACAAGTAGTGGTACTTTTACTTTATTCATTCGTCGCGGTGATGATAATGAAAGTACTAAAACATATTTAGAAACATATACAAATGTATCTTTAGATCCAAATCAACCAAATTATTTAGAAGCTGTTGTTGGTAACCAAACAAAAACAGTGAATAAAGATGCTGATGGTGCTTATTATATTCAAACAATTGGTGATTATCCAAACAATAGTAGATATGTTCGTGTAAAAACAGTTAACTATACAACTCCAAATTATTTCGATAATTCAGGAACACCTAGAAATGAATATACAGCTTCAATACCAGTAAATGGTAGTGGCTCAGCCGCTGGAGCTTTTGGTGCAGCTAGTGGTAATGATACAGTTACAGTAACAAATTTATTTAATAATATTAGTACAACAACTCAAGGTTTATCAGCTAATACTTATTCTACAGCCTCTAGCCTATTAAGTAATAAAGATGAATTTGATTTTATCTTATTATCTACTCCAGGATTAGTTAAATCATTACATAGTTCAGCTGTTGGAAATTTTATATCTTTAGCTGAAGAAAGAGGTGATTGTTTCTATATAGCTGATCTAGTACCTTATAATAGTACTCTTAAAACAGCTACTAATCAAGCAGCTGGACTTGATACTAACTATGCTGGTGCTTATTGGCCTTGGGTTCAAGTAGTATCTCAAGAAACTGGTAAATTAGTTTGGGTACCTGCTTCAACAATGATGCCTGGTGTTTATGCTTTCAATGATAATGTAAGCGCAGAATGGTTCGCTCCAGCTGGTTTAAATAGAGGTGGATTAGGTAATGTTTTACAAGCTGAAAGAAAATTATCTCCAACAGATCGTGATAATTTATATGCTGGTAAAGTTAATCCAATAGCTACTTTCCCTAATATTGGTATAGCTGCTTTTGGTCAGAAAACATTACAGAAAAAAGCTAGTGCTTTAGATCGTATCAATGTTCGTCGTTTGTTAATTAACTTAAAACGTTATATTGGTGGTGTAGCTAAAAATTTAGTATTTGAACAAAATACAGCGATAACACGTAATAGTTTCTTAGCACGAGTTAATCCATATTTAGAATCGGTACAACAAAGACAAGGATTATATGCTTTCAGAGTTGTAATGGATGAATCAAATAACACACCAGATGTGATTGATAGAAATCAGTTAGTTGGTCAAATATTTTTACAACCAACTCGTACAGCTGAATTTATCTTATTAGATTTCAATATCTTACCAACTGGTGCTACATTTGGTCAATAATTGGTTAAAAGAAAATAATTATTAATATTTATATTAAACAAATAATAACATGGCAGTATTAGATCCTTCAGAAATAATGTTCACCGCATTTGAACCTAAAGTTCAAAATCGCTTTTTAATGATAATTGATGGTGTACCAACTTACTTAGTTAAAAAAGCAGCTTCACCTTCATTCTCAGCTGGTGAAATTATATTAGATCATATCAATGTTTACCGTAAAGTAAAAGGTAAAGTAAAATGGAATGATATGAGTTTAGAATTATACGATCCTGTAACTCCAAGTGGTGCTCAAGCAGTAATGGAGTGGGCTCGTTTAGCCCATGAATCAGTAACAGGTAGAGATGGTTATTCTGATTTCTATAAAAAAGATGTTAGATTACAAACTTTAGGACCAGTTGGTGATGTTGTAGGTGAATGGATTATCAAAGGCGCTTACGTTAAAGAAGCTAACTTTGGTGAATATGATTGGGCTAATGAAGCTTATGTATCAATTAGTGTAACATTAACTATGGATTATTGCATCTTGAACTACTAATCAAGAAAATATACTAATAAAAAGGAACCGTCCATTTGGATGGTTTCTTTTATCTTCGTATATTTATATATATAAAACAAAATAATATAACGTTATGGATGAAAAATTAAAGTTTCCAACTGAACAAATTGAGTTACCTTCTAAAGGTTTACCCTATTCCCCAGATTCGCCTTTATCAAAAGGAGTCATTGAAATGAAATATATGTCAGCTAAAGAAGAAGACATATTAACCAATGTGAATTTTTTAAAACAAGGTATTGTGATTGATAAATTATTACAATCCCTTATTGTCACTCCTATTAATTACAGTGATTTATTAATTGGTGATAAAAATGCTTTACTTGTGGCTGCTCGTATATTAGGATACGGTAAAAATTATGATTTTGAATTTACTGATCCTCAAACTAATATCAAGCAAAACATCACAGTTGATCTATCACTGCTTGATCCTAAACCTCTTCATGAGTCTATTAAAGCAGGTAAAAATGAATTTGATTTAACTCTTCCAACTGGTATACTTGTTACTTTTAAGTTATTAACACATGGTGATGAGAAAAAAATTGATAAAGAGATTGAAGGATTGAAAAGAATTAATCCAAATGGTTCATACGATGTTACTACTCGTCTTAAGCATATGATAACATCCGTTAATGGAAGTAGAGAGCAAGAAGATATTAGAAATTTTTCTGATAATATGTTAGTTAGAGACTCTAGATTTTTAAGAGATCACTATAGACAAATTGAACCAGATATAAATTTAAAATTTAATTATACTAACTCTGTAGGTGATGTGGTGGAGGGCGTCAATTTACCTATTGGTATCAACTTTCTTTGGCCTGACTCCAAGTCATAAACCAATTATTATGACTGAAGTTCATGATTTGGTATATCATGGACAAGGTGGATTCACATACAGTGATGTTTATAATATGCCTATAACTTATAGAAAGTTCCATATTAGAAAAATAAATGATCATATTGAAAGACAAAATGAGGAAATGGAAAAAGCTAAAAAAGGATCTAATACAACATCACAAAAACCTCAAGTGAGTCGCCCAAATATACCTCAAGCTGATTTTACAACTAAAATTAAAGGTGCCTAGAAATAAGGCACCTTCATATTTATACTAGGCAAATTTTTATATATGGCAGATAACCAATTAACACCAGAACAAGCTAAACAATTAGCGGATCAGTTAGCTTTAGTGGATAAATACTATAGGGCTATAGGACTTTCTACAGCTACTATAGCTAAAACTAATGAAATACTTAAAAATGATACTAAAGCATTAGCTGAAGCTACTCGTGTTGCTGATGACTATTTTGATAGAATGTCATTTTCAACTCGAGATTTAGCCAGTACATTTAATAACATATTATCAGATTTTAAAAAGACTAATCAAGAAGCTAATAAAGGTGTTGCCGCGTTCAAACAATTAAATAATATAGCTGAAGACATAGCTCGACATCAGGAAGACATTAATAGATTGGATACTAAGGAATTAGATAATCTGCAAAAAAAATATACCAAAAATAAAAGTATTTTAGAAAATTCTGTTAAAGAACTTAGAGAAAAAATAAAACAAGGAGAAGCTGTTGGTAAAATAGGAGATGATTTATTATCAGAATATCAACTTTCAGTAGAACGATTAGATATAGAGACTGAGTTAGGTAAACGAATAGAGGACGCTCTTAATAAAGAAAAAAATATAACTAAAGAACTTAATGTTCGTGGTGCTGTATTGAAGGGAGGAATTGGTTTGATGGATAAACTTGGGTTAAGTGCTTTTACTCAAGTTTTAAATTTAGAAAAAGCTAATGAAGAATTAGAAGAGGAATATCGCAGAACAGGAGATTTAGACTCTGCATTTAAAAAGGCGACTAAATCATTATTTGAAGGTCTTAAAAAAGCATTACAAGATCCAGCCACTAGAGTAGCAGTATATGGATCTATAGCTAAAAAAGCATTTGATTCATTAGGAGATGATATAAAAAATATATATCATAATTTTTTAGATGTAAATAAAGAAGTAGCTGAAGTAGGTAGATCTGTTGGAACTAGTTCTGAGAATGCTCACCATATGGTTGAAGAGGTTAAAGGTGTTGGTTTAGCTATGGGAGATGTTGTTTATACTAGTAAGGATTATGCTAAGACTATAATGGCTGTTAATGATGCTTTAGGTTTACAAGTCAATTTAGGAGGAGAGGTTTATCATGAACTGACTAAGATGACTGAACAGATGGGTTTGTCTACTGAAGAAGCTTCTCAAATATATAAATTTGGTTTATTAAATAATCAAACTGTAGGAGAAGCCAATAAATCTATAGCTCAAGGTGTTATATCTGCTCAAAAACAATTTAAAGTACAAGTTGACGCTAAATCAGTGTTTAAAGAAATAGGTAAATTAAGTGCCGCTATAACATCTAATTTTAAACAAAATCCAGAAGCATTAGCTAAAGCAGTTGTTCAGGCAAAATCTTTAGGTGCTAATTTAGATAAAATGGATTCAGCAGCTCAATCTCTTCTTGATTTTGAGTCTTCAATTCAAAATGAACTTGAGGCTGAATTATTAACAGGTAAATCAATCAATTTAGAAAAAGCTAGAGAGGCGGCTCTAAATAATGATCAAGTTGGATTCATGAATGAAATAGCATCTCAATTAGGTGATATACATGAATTTAATAAAATGAATAGACTCCAACAAGAAGCAACAGCTAAGGCTTTTGGTATGTCTAGAGCTGATCTAGCTGATATGCTTCAACAACAAGAAGTATATACTAAATTAGGAGATGTATCTGGTAAATCAGCTGAAGAACAACTTAAAATAGCTCGTGAAAGAGGTTTAAGTGAGTCTGACTCGTTAGTTATGAGTTTACAACAACAAGCTAGTGCTGAAAAAATGGAAAAAGCTTTTGAAAATGTAAAAATGAGAATAGCTGAGATAGTTAGTGGACCTTTAGGTCAAATGGTAGGTAAATTAGCTGATATGTTAAATTCAACTACTGGTATTAGTGTTATTATTAGTGCTTTAGTAGCGGGAGGTGTAGCTAAATTAATTATAGGTTTTGGATCTTTACTTAAATCTATAACTGCTATTAGAGAAATATTATTTGGAACTAAAGTAATTCAAGATGGTATAGCTTTATCCACAGCAGCTACAGCTACTTCTCAAGGAACAGTATCAGCTGAATCTATAGTAGCATCAACCGCTATGACTGAGGGAGCAGTTGCTATGGGCACACAAGCTGCTGAGTCAGGTGTTTCAGCCTTAGCTCAAGGAACGATAGCTGCTGAGTCAGTTACTGCTGCTGCTGCTATGACTGAAGGAGCTATAGCTCAAGGAGTAATAGCGGCAGAGTCAGGAGTAGCAGCATCTGCTCAAGCTGTTGGTGCTGTTGCAGCTTCAGAAGAAGCAGCCGCTTCTGGAGTTGGAGCTATAGCTAAAGGTTGGGCCGCGTCAATGAGTGGACCAGCAGCTTTAGCTACCGGTGGTTTAGCTGGATTAGTTATTGGAGGTATTATAACAGCTGCTATTATGTCAGCTATGTCTAAAAAATCATCAAAAGTAAATGACTTTGCTCAAACTGGAGGTGGATATGGTGATAGAACATTAATAACACCTAAAGGAACATATGCTCTAAATAATAATGACACTGTGATAGCGGGTACTAATCTATTTAGAGGAAATGATGTTTACTCTGGTCCTACAGATTCAATAAATTTATCAGGAGGAACAGATAGTAAATTAGAAGCTTTAAGTAAAAGTATAACAGCATTAGCATCTAGACCAGTAACAGTTAACGCCAACACAGATACCATTATGAAACTTAGTACTGCTCAATCACAATATGGTGCGCCAAGTTCATTTGCTTAATATATTTATATCAAACAATTAACAATTAAAATTTAATAATTATGGCAATTATTGATCAATTAAGTGGCGACCGACGTAGCCAATTATGTATTCCTGATATTCAAGATGGTACTGGTCCAACATTTGAGACTATGGATGACTTTACTGAGTCTGATATTCATGCTTTAGTTGATGGAGGATCATTAGAAGATTCACAAGATTTATTTGATGGAAGATATGGAGGAAGAGGTTTGGGAGGTTCATTCTATGCTCCCCCATCAAGACCTCCAGTATCTCTTGGTGAAGAAAACGCTGGTTTACCTTTTTATCCAGCTTATGGAGGAAGTACAACTTATAGCGAAAGTGGACCTGGAGACGGAAGATATTAATATTCATTAAATAAAAAAATTATGCCAATTATTGATCAATTAGATGATAGTGGTTTATGTATCCCTAACATTAAAGATATTCCTGGTCCTAATTTTGAAAATGAAGCAGACAGAGTATCATCTATTATACACGCAGGATATGGAGAGGATGGAAGATTAACTTCTGAAGATTTATTAACAGGAAGAAGATACGGATCACAAATGTCAGCATTCGCTACACCATCACAACCACCAGTTTCTGTTTATGATAAGTATGTTTTTCGTCCTGAGTTTGCATCTATTAGAGGCGGAAGTTATAAAAATAAAGGTCCTATTAAAGGAAGATATTAAAATTTGCTAATATAAATAAATGCCTTTTTTAACATTAAATACTGATGATTCACAATTAGCCGTATATTATAACAATATCACGAATAATAATGTATTTTCCGGTACACCAAATAATCCCAATGTTACTGGTACTCAAAAACCAGAAATTCCTAATGAACGATTTGTGGATTTTGATGAAGGATCTATTAGAGGAGGTCTTGTAAACGCGGGTATAGCTACAGCTAAAGATCTTATTCGTATAGGTAAATTCATTACCGGAATAGACAATATTAGAGGAACAACTGATCTTAGTAAAACAACATTTGAATCTGCTGCTAAAGGTATTTTATTTTTAACTAAACAAGCTGGTTTGCAACTTACCAATCCTAGATTAGAATGGGATAGAAGTAACGCAACACCTCCTTTTTTAGGAGGTCCTACTAGACAATTCACTGGAGTAGGGACATTATTATCTGTAGGAGGTAATGCTTTTGGTTTTCATTTTGATAGAGCAGGTTTACTAGGAATTATAAGAGAAAACCAGAAATATGAAAGTATAACTTTTAAGAATAATTTCTCAGATGATGGAGATAATGATATTCCTTCTGAAGATTCACGTAATAGACTAGTTAGATATTTATCAGCTATATCTGATTCTAAGCTTAAAGAAGGAAATTCAGTCACTTTAGATAGTTACTTTGGTGGTCCTGAATCAGTATATGGTATTGGTCGTACTCGTATTAGAACAGTAAATGATGTTCGAACAACAATATCTGTAGTGTCTGATAAATTATCATCCTTATTAAATGGGTTTATACCATTATCAAATTCAACAATAAATAAGTATGGAGAAGTTCCAGTTATTAAATCTAATCCCGAAACAAATAAAATACCATCCTCTACAGTAATAAATAATTCTCCATTCTATAATAAGCCTAAAGGAGGTTCTAAAGTTGATAAACCAGGATATACTTTAGAAAATAAATATGGCGTTACAGGAGGAGGAAATTTAGACTCTATAAATATTATTAATATAGTTGATAGTAAAGTTTTTTATAAAGATAATGAAGGAAAAAACAGTAATAATTCAGTAGGTGCTATAGATGATAAATTAAAAAGTTCTACAGATGGTACATTTGGTGAAGATCTAATTAAATTTAGACTTGAATTCTTAAATAATGAAGAAGCTGGTTATAAATCAGGAACTTCTGTTGTACCTAAAACAGATGTTTTAGCTTTTAGAGCGTATTTAGATAATTTTGATGATGGAATGAGTGCTAAATGGACTTCATATCGTTATATGGGTCGTGGAGAAGATTTTTATATTTATGATGGTTTTAGTAGAGATATAGGTGTAGCGTTCACAATGCATGCTCATACCGCTGAAGAAATGATACCATTATATACTAAATTAAATTATTTATTATCTACTTTTACCCCTGATTATAATTCTCAATTAAAAATGAGAGGCAATATTGGATATTTAACTGTAGGTGATTACATATATAGACAACCAGGAATATATACTGATGTTAAAGTGAGTGGATTCTTTGAAGGATCATGGCAGACAGGATTCAAAGGTATAGGAGATAATAATTTTGGAGATCTAGAATTGCCAAGAATGTTAAAAATCTCATTATCATTCAAACCAATTCAAACATTCCTACCAAGAAAAGTTAATAAAGCTAGAGGAGCTGATTTTGTACCATTTATTGGAAGAGATTTAACAGCTTATCCTATAAAAACCTCTCCAACATCAGTTAATCAAGCCAATAGTTCTGGTAATACTAATGGAAATGGAACATCTGATAATTCAGGAGCTTCAAATACATCAACTACAGTAACAACAACTAATAATAATAACGGAACATTCACTAGTAATCCTCAACCTTCTTTAGGTACTGTTGTGCAAGCTAGAGGAAGATCATCTTCTGTAACTCAAAATAATGTTCCAAGAATAAATCAATCTGGTTTAAATAATCCATTTAGAGATGTATTTGCTCAAACAGGTGATTTAGGAGGAAATGGATTTAACGCTAGTGATTTTAATAATTCTAGTGATCTAATTAAAGTAACTTCAAAAGGAATTGGTACAGGAGGTGTAGAAGTTGTTAAAATATTAAATAATGAATTTGAATGTTCTTAATTTTGATTATAAGTTTTAATGTAAATAAAATATTAGTATGAATCGATACGAATTTAATAGTATTATACAAACATCAACTTCAAGAAGATATCTTTCATCAACAAGATATCCTAATATACCTTTGTCTGAAAATGATTTTTATATCATAACTCAATTTGGTGATAGATTAGACACATTAGCTTATCAGTTTTATCAAGAACCAACATACTGGTGGGTTCTATCTGCTGCTAACCCAGATATGCCTAAAGATAGTTTATATCCTCCTTTGGGATATCAATTAAGGATACCTATATTTGATACTAATATATTAAGAGACCTTGAAATTTTAAATACATAATTGTGTTATGTCTATATTCAAAGATACTATAAAAGGATTTGTCCAAAACCAGCTAGAAGCTCGTAAAAATATTGTATCACAAGCTGCAGATACAGGTAAAAAAGATAAAAATGGAAATCCTGTATATAGTTACGGTACTTCACCTAGAGCAGATGATTTTTTAAGATATACAACAGGTAAAAATTCCTGGGTAAGGATGTCATCATTTGTTGATTGTTACAATCCAGGTGTTGATAAGGATGGTAATAAAGGAAATGCTGGTATTACAATTGGAAATAACACTTATTATGGTAGTGATCTAGCTAGAAAATATATCTTAGAAGGAGGTACATTATATGAGACTGAGATAAAATCTGGATCTAGAAAAAAAGGCACAGGTAAATTTACATTAAGATCAGGTGTAGCTAGAGAAAGAGGTGTTTACGCTAGTAATATTGATGTAGGAGGTACTATAGCTCAAGGCTCGTATCGTCCATTTGGATATAGACCAATGCCTGGTATAACATCAATTGAAATAACAAATAAATCAGCATATGGTTCTTTACGAGAAGCTGTTGTTAAATTTTACGCCTGGGATAAACACCAACTTGAAGAATTAGAGTTACTTTACATGAGAACAGGATATACTGTTCTTCTTGAATGGGGCTGGTCTCAATACTTAAAATCAGGATTTATTAATGGTAATCAATATAGTCCATATTCAAAGTTAGATGATATTAGGATAACAAATTTTGATTACCCAACACTTGATATATTTTCTGAAACAAATAATGCTATTTTAAATCCTCCAAAAGATAAAACATCTGATGAAGTCATATATGATTATATAGAGAATTTACAAATTAAAACATGTGGTAACTATGACGCTATGTTAGGACATATTAAAAATTTCTCTTGGAGTTTAATGCCTAATGGTGGATTTGAATGTACAACAGTTTTAATCTCTAGAGGTGAAATATTAACTGGTTTAAAACTAAATTCTAATGCTATTAACTTTCAATCAAGTTTTAGTACTGATTCTCCTCCATTATCCTTATTTGAACAAATATTTTTAAATTGCGCTGGAGCTATTAATTCATCTGAATTCAAAAAATCTTCAGAAATTGTTGGGCAATTTGCCTCTGGATCTAGTATCACAACAGACTCAGTAACTAGTTTTAGTACTGATTTAAATAATAGACTCTCAAAAACTCCAAATTTAATCACTTATAATAAATCAACTCCTTCTATTGGTTTAGGATCATATCTTGGAGTTATACTTCAAACAGATGGATATGATGGAACTGGTATAGAATATATAAGTATGAGTGATCTTATCACTATCTTAAACTTATACTTTAATATAAAAGACCACAATGGTAAAATTATATCTCAGATTGTGATCCCAAAAGGTACCCCATGTTTAGCTAGTATTGATAGTGTATCTGTAGACCCAGGTACTTGTATTATTAAAAATTCTCAAGCTACATTTATAACACAAGCAAGTGATGGATTTAATCCAAAAACATTAGTTGCTATAACTTTAGATGAAAATGGGGTTAGAAGTAATCTTACTACATTATCATTACCTGAATTTTTACTTTCTGATTCAACTAATCTTGGAAATATAGGTGATATATATGTAGCTATACCTAAAATACTTGAAATATATAGGGGTAAAGGTGGTAGTAATACTGACATAATGTTAATACCTTTCTTACAAGAGCTATTATCTCAAGTATCTAAAGCTTTAGGTGGTATAAATGATTTTCAACTTCATACTACTAAAAGCACAATACAAATAATAGATGTAAAATATCTAGAAAAAAAAGGAAATAAAAAATATGAATTTGATCTTATTGGATTAAAAAGTATATGTCGAGATGTAAAAATCACATCTCGTATATTCGAATCTCAATCAACAATGATAGCTATCGGAGCAGGTGCTAGAAGTAATGTTGGCGATGTTTATTCATCAACTCAGAATTTTTTTAATAAAGGATTACAAGACAGAATAATACCGCAAAAGCAAATATTAGCTGATAATAAAACTTCTTTTCAACAAGCACAAGAAGCTTTTAATAATATAATAACTTTACAAAATTATTTAATTGTTAAATGCGCGGGTATAGAAACAAACTCATCAATTGGTCCTAGAATAATATATCCAACCTCTCAAGAAGTAACTAATGCTTCTGCTTTACTAAAAACTCTTCAATATCAGATAAATGGAAAAGATACAGATTTTAAAGCTATTATACCTTTTGAATTAGAAATAGTATTAGATGGTATAGCTGGGTTTGTTCAAGGCCAAGTTTTCACAATTAATAAAAATATCTTACCTCAAACTTATGTCAATAGAAATATTGGTTTTATTATAACAGGTATAGCTCATAGTTTACAAAATAATGATTGGATAACAACATTAAAAACACAATGTTGTTTATTAGATAATGAGTCAATAAAAAGAGAAGATGTAGACAAAACTCAATTACAAAGAGATTTAACTAAGATATTAGAAGTAAGAAAATCAAATATAATATTATGGAGTGTAGTAGCTGACTATATGACTTATGTAGCGAGCTCTTTTTTCGCATCTAAAGGTTCTGGAGCATCAACTGTTCAAAAAGCTGCTCAATCATATATTGAACTTAATGAAGAATCTTTTTTAAGAGATAAAAATGCAATTAGAAGATATAAAAACGGTGATCGAGTAGATGCTGTTTTTCCTCTTTTTAAAACAAACGGAGATACTAAATCAAAAATACTAGGACCATACGACACAGCATTTAAAGATTTTGGATTAATATGGAATTTTAAAAATTATTATGAAACAATATGGTTACCTAAAGCTAAAGCCAAATACCCAGATATTACTTTTTCAACTGATATTAATGCTACTGTTTTAACAGAAATTGATGGAAAACCAGTGAAAATCATAGAAAAATATGAAGATATATCAGGTCTATTTAATATACCTTTTTCTATTGACACTGATGGTGATGGTAATTTTAGTGCTGGGCAATTTAGAGAGTCAACAGCTACCGCTGATTGTTTTCTTTTTAGAGACCCAAATTTTATAACAACAATGAGATCAGGATGGAACAAATATTTTGTACCTGATCCTTATAGAAATTATTCATTTAAAATAAATTCACTAGTTGAAGCTGGATTTATGCAAGAAGAGAAAGTAATGATAAATAATAATGAAGTAGTGGATTATAAGTTTAAAATACCTTTTAAATCAGGAACTAAAAATCTAGATACAACATCATTATCTAAAGTATTCTACACATACTTATGTATAGAATCTGTAAAAACAAGTACACCTAATGAAGGATTTTTAGTGACAATACCTGACCAAGCTAAACCTATTGTAAGTGATTTAAGTTCACCTGGAGACAAATATTTTTCTATTTATTAATTATTTATTATAATGTATATACCTTTATCAAATATTAAATCTACAGGATATACTAATGGGTATGAGTTTACTTATAAAAATGCTCAACCATACACTGGTCCTTACTTTATAGATATTAACAATAATGTTTACACTGGTATTACTTATAGTAATAATAGCCAACCATTACAAAGAATAATACCAGATGATATACCTAACAATATAACTCAGGTACAAAATGGAATATATGCTTCTTTGAATCCTAAAGCTATGCCAAATACTGTTATAGCACCCGATTATATTATACCTACAGAGAATGATTACAATAAAGGATATTTTGTACGATTTTTATTAAAACCTATTATTAGTTCATTACCTAATGATTTTGTTGAGGTTAGATTTAACAAATATAATTTAGTTAGTCAAGAACCAAACTTACAATTACTTTATCAATTTGTTAATGTTATTTGGAAAATAACAGGTCCATGGTATGATATTTATGATGGAAATATTAGAACTAGAGCAGGTATAATAGATACAAATAAAAGAGCAATAGCTGAAGCTGAAAAAACAATACCTAATGTTTCTTTATATTTTACAGATTTAAGACAATTTGGAAGTTCACTTTAACCTTATTATATTTAAATTATAATTAAGGTTATGTATTACATTGTCGAAACAAAAGAACAACTAAACTACTTACAGCGAGACTTATCACAACAGTGTTTTGTGAATATCATTTCTCAAAATGATAATGTTCATCCTGCTTTAACTAAACCATGTTTAGTATATTATCATAATGGAGAAAAAGGTTATATATTACCTATTGATCATAATGAAGCATTTAAATTAGAATGGGATGAAGTTAAAACGTTTATATCAAGTCATGATAACGTTTATGTACTAGATAAAAAATACCACATGTATTTTCTAAATCATAATAACTTATATGATTTAAATTTCAATAAGTATATTGACGAATCAAATTATGATACACCAGTACATACTAATTTCAATAAACAAAAATATTACTTATCAGAATTAAATTCACTTATACCCATACCTAAACATTATGAAAAATGGGAAAACATATATAATGATATTACATTAGAGCCAGTAAATGAATTTCTAAATACAAAATTTACAAATGTATTTTATCAAATAGAAAAAAATGGTATAGGTATTGATCCTAAAAAATTCAATAAACATTTTGAAGTTACTTGGAAAGATAATTCGATTTATGGGAATACAGTTTATTCACAATATAATCTATATAATTTAACTACTCGTCCCTCAAACGCATTTAATGGAGTTAATTTCGCCGCACTTCCTAAAGACCAGGCACGTGAATCATTTGAACCAAATAATTATGTTTTAGTTGAATTTGATTATAGTGCTTATCATCCACGAATAATTGCTAAGGAAATAGGACATACATTTAATGGTGATCCATATGATGAAGTACCTAAAGAAGTAATGTTTCAAAACTTATATGGTGGTATAAAAGACGAATATAAAGACATACCATTTTTTCAAAAACTAAATGGATTCTTAGGTGACAAATATAAAACGTTTGCTATAAATGGTGGTTTACTATTAGCATGTAATAAACTAATACATTTAGATAAGAACACTCACGCTAATAGAAATAAACTATTAAGTTACTTAATCCAATCATATGAGACATACTATAATGTTATTACATTAGAACGTGTATTAAAATTACTAGAAAATAAAAAATCAAAAATAGTATTATACACTTACGATTCAATACTACTTGATATAGATAAATCAGAAATTAAAAAATTATTACCATTAATTAAACAAGAACTAGAAGCTGATGGTTTCCCAACGCGTATGAGTGTCGGCGAGAATTATGGCGTTTTGGCACAAAAATAACATATTTATGGAATATAACATAACAATACAAGAGTTGGCTAATAAATTATTTTCAACTTTCTCTAAGAAAGAAGACATTAAGGAAACAATTGATACAATAACAAGTCGTTATACTATCCTTTATAATAAAATTTTCATTTTAGAATCAAAAGATAGTGATGAGTTAATTTGTACTTACAATATCGATCCAGGTAATTTAAGTATGACTACAGTATTACCAAATACAATTCTTGTTCACCGCAAGAAAGAATCAAATTCGTTATATACAATTAATGCTTTGAACACTTTAATCAAATCATTGAATAACGGTTATGCAGATCCAAATTACAGAGTAAATTGGAACGACTACAGGAATACCATTTTATTGACAAATGGTCCCGACTTAAGAAAATTAGAAACAACTATTTTTAAAATAATTAATTTGTAAATATTTATATTCATGAAAAAACCAATTAACGAAATCAAAAGAATGCAGCGTATAGCTGGAATAATCACTGAAGGTGAATATCGTGACGCATTAAATAAAGAAAAAAATCAAATAAATGAATTTTATTGGGTGCCTTTTGAATGGGCCGCTGATAAGATTGGTGATGTAGTTAATAAAATACATAAAAAGAATTTAGATCCTGATAAAAAAATAGCAATTGATGTAGATCATACATTTAATGATCGTCTTAAAAATACAGAAGATCCAAGGTATGCTCAATTTTTATCAGATTTAACTAAAAAAATAATTGAGAAAAATAGTATTTTAAAACAAAGTAAAGCCATTCAAAAATTACCAGTACGTTCAATAGAATTAGTTATTTACATCCCTAATAAATCTGATAAGTTAATTAATTTAAGAATATGGGATGCTAATAAAAAACAATTGAAACTGTTAAGTAATGAAGAATATAATGAAGTCTTTGATATAATAACTGATCAAATTTTAAAAGATTTTTCAAAAGGAATAGATAAAGAAGATGATAGTACAATAGTTAAAACATACAATATTGATAAATTATATCCGCTTGAAAAGAAAGATGGTGAGATAGGTGTTAAAATTCAAAATCCATCTCCAGAAGTTAAACAATTAGTATAAAAAATAATAATTAATAATTAAAAAATAAAACATAGCCTTCAGAAATGAAGGCTCTTGTTAACTTAGGTTTGGCCTCCGAAAATTTTGATACTATATTTAATTATACAATTTAAAAATAAACAGTTATAACATGGATTTAAATCAGATTAAGCAGCGTATGCAATCGTTGCAAAACAAAGGTAAAGGTGGCGGTAATAAAGATGACCGCGCTAAAAATTTCTGGGTACCATCAGTTGGTAAATCAGTTATTCGTATTGTACCGTCTAAATTCAACAAGTCAAATCCGTTCAAAGAAGTAATGTTCCATTATGGTATTGGAAACAAAACCATGTTGTCATTGACTAACTTTGGTGAAAAGGATCCAATTGTAGAATTTGCTCAACAACTACGTAAAACTAGTGACAAGGAAAATTGGTCATTAGCTAAAAAAATCGAACCTAAAATGAGAGTATTCGTACCAGTTATTGTACGTGGTGAAGAAGACAAAGGTGTTCGCATGTGGCAATTTGGTAAGGAAATGTATCTTGAATTATTAGGTATCGCTGAAGATGATGATATCGGTGATTACACAGACATCATGGATGGTAGAGACTTAACAGTTGATACTGTTGGTCCTGAAGTAACAGGCACTAAGTTTAATAAGTCATCTATTCGTATTAAACCAAAAACATCAGCGCTAACTGACGATAACGAAGTTATCAAAAAATGGATTAGTGAACAACCAGATGTACTTACGCTTTACAAAAAGTATGAGTTTGACGAAATGAAAACCATGTTAATGGAATGGTTAGAACCAGCTGATGATAACGCTGCTGAAGAAACAACTGATGAAGTTGTTGAATCACCGTTTGCTGAAGCTCCAAAATCTAACTATACGTTAAATACTAAAGCTAAGAAAGGATTTGATGAAAACGAATTTGATGAACTATTTAAAGACTAATTATGGCCAAAGCTGCTAAAAGTGTAAATGCAAGTGTATCGCAAGCAATTAAAGGTACATTTGATCTTGACAAGTTCAAGAAAACAAAACATTTAGACCAATCGTCTAAATTTAAAGCACAGAAATGGATTCCATTCTCACCAGCAGTTCAGGACGCTCTATCTATTCCAGGTGTACCAATGGGTCACATTACAATAGCTAGAGGTGGTTCGGATACGGGTAAAACAACGCTATTAATTGAAGCTGCTGTAGCCGCTCAGAAAATGGGTATTTTACCTGTATTCATAATCACTGAAATGAAATGGGATTTTGCCCACGCTCAAAAAATGGGATTCCAATGTGAAGGTGTTCCTGATGAAGGAACAGGTGAATTAATGAATTATAAGGGTTTCTTTCTATACGTTGATAGATCGAATTTAAATTCAATTGAAGATGTAGCTGCGTTTATTGCTGACTTGTTAGACGAACAAAAGAAAGGTAACTTACCTCATGACTTATTATTCTTATGGGATTCAGTAGGTTCAATACCATGTGATTTAAGTATTGAACAAGGTAAAAACAATCCAATGTGGAACGCAGGAGCTATGTCTACACAATTTGGTAACTTTATTAATCAGAAGTTTCCAATGTCGCGTAAAGAAAATTATCAGTTCACTAACACATTCTTTGTAATTAATAAAGTAGGAGTTCAACCAGCACTTACACCTATGAGTCAACCAAGAATGACTAATAAAGGTGGTAATACAATGTATTGGGATGCTTCATTAGTAATTACATTTGGTAATGTTACTAATAGTGGTACAAGTAAGATTCACGCTCAACATAAGGGTAAGAAAGTAGAATTTGCTAAACGTACTAAAATATCAATTGATAAAATTCACGCTGACTGTGGAATTGCCACTACATCAACAGTAATTGTTACACCACATGGATTTATTCCAGATGATAAAGATGATGAGAAAGCATATAAAGCCGCTCACGCTGCAGAATGGTTTGGAGAAAAAGTCAATATTGACGAAATACAAGTCACTGAAGATAATAGTGAATGGGAAGAAAGTAGTAAAATATCTCCCATGATTGAAATTGATAATGATGAAGAATAACACATTCAAGCAGATGCTTGACAATATAAAACAGTCTAAAGACGAACCATTACATTTAAATAGTAAAGTGTTACTTATAGACTCGATGAATACCTTTTTGCGGAGCTTTGCCATGATCAATCATATGAACCCAAATGGAGCCCACATCGGTGGGCTCACTGGGTTCTTAAAATCGATTGGTTTTGCAATTCGACATATAAAACCAACTAGAGTAATTCTAGTATTTGATGGGACTGGTAGTACAGTTAATAAAAAGAATTTATTTCCTGATTACAAGGCAAATAGAAAACTTACTCGTATTACTAATTGGGATGGATTTGATGATAAAGAAGATGAAGCTGATTCTATTGAAAATCAAATTGTACGTTTAGTTCAATATCTAAGATGTTTACCTGTTGATATGTTATCTATTGATAAAGTAGAAGCAGATGATGTTATAGGACATATTGTAACTAAAGCAGATGATGAAGTTTATATAATGTCAGCTGATCAAGATTTTTTACAATTAGTAAATGATAAAGTAACAGTATATTCTCCTATCAAGAAAAAGTTTTACACACCTAAGTTAGTTAAGGAAGATTATGGTTTAGAACCTTACAACTATATCAATAAAAAGATATTAATGGGTGATAGTTCAGATAATGTACCTGGAGTAAAAGGATTAGGTGATAAAAAATTAATAAAATTATTTCCAGAAATTTTTGAAACAAAAGTAGTTACGTTAGATGAAATATTAAATAAAAGTAAAGAGAAAAGAACAGAACATGGTTTGTATGAAAATATTTGTAATTATGAAAGACAATTACTTACAAATCAAAGATTAATGGACTTATCAGATCCGATTATACCAGAGGACAGTATTGTTGAAATAGATAAAGTTTTAAATAACGAACCTTCTAGAATAGATAAATTACATTTTCTAAAATTGTATAATGAGGATCGCCTTCAAAACTCTATACCTAATATTGAAATATGGTTAAATGAAATATTCTCATATCTTCAATCTTATAAAATAAAATAGGTCTCATTTAACGTGTGTGGGGATATTTATTAATATGATATATATCACCTACATTTATTTAGTTGAAAATTGTTATGGAGATCCTAATAAAGTTTATATAGGTAAAACTAAAAATCCAAAATCTAGAAAAAATAATCATAAAAGAAAATTTGGTAAGAAAATAAATTATACTATTATAGATCAAATTAATTCATTATATAGAAAAGATTGGAAACCTTTAGAAACATTTTGGATACAACAATTTAGAGTCTGGGGATTTGAATTAGTTAATATTAATAAAGAGGGAGGAACTGGACCTAATTTCCATACAAAAGAGACTAGGCTTAAAATGATAAAACCAAAATCAGAAATAGTTAAAAATAAAATTAGAAATTCATTATTAGGAAATAAACATATAGAACATAAAAAAGGTTTAGATCATGGGAATTATGGTAAATTAAAGAGTGATGAAACAAAACAAAAAATGAAAGGAATTAAAAAGCCAGGAGTATCTCTATCTAGACAACAAAGATGTAGTCCTAATAAAGGAAAAGGAAAATCAATATTACAGTATGATTCTCAAAATAATTTTATTAAAGAATGGAATAATGCTAGAGAAGCTTCTTTAAATATAAATGTTACTTATCAAATGATAGGTCATGTTTTAAAAAATAGAAGTAAAACTGCTGGAGGATTTATTTGGAAATACAAATAAAATTTTATAAATTTAAAATAAAATAAAAGTTATGGTAGCGTTTAATAAGTTAAGTGTTTATGGATTAGGTTTTCAAACTAAAGTAATTAGTTCACTTTTAAAAAACAAAAATTTTCTTCTCAATATCAGGGATGTTATAACACCAGAGTATTTTGATAATCAAGCTCATCAGTATTTAGTTGATCAAATTGTAAAGTATTTTGATAAGTATCACGCTACTCCAACATTAGATACACTTCATATTGAAGTAAAAAAGATTGATAATGATGTTTTAAAAACATCTGTAGTTGAACAATTAAAAGAATCATATAAAGCATCTAATGAAGACGCTGAATATGTAGAAGCTGAATTTAGTAATTTTTGTAAAAATCAACAGTTAAAGAAAGCACTACTAACATCAGTAGATTTATTACAATCAGGAATGTATGATGATATTAGACATTTAATTGATTCAGCTTTAAAAGCAGGAATGGATAAAAATATAGGTCATGAGTATACTAAAGATGTTGAAGATAGATATCGTGAAGAATATAGAAAACCTATTGTCACACCATGGAATGTAGTTAATGAATTATTACAAGGTGGACTAGGGGAAGGTGATTTTGGGTTAATATTTGGTGGCCCAGGTGGTGGTAAGAGTTGGTCATTAATAGCATTAGGAGCAGCAGCAGTTAAAGCAGGTTATAATGTCTGTCATTACACATTAGAATTATCAGAAGCATATGTTGGTAAAAGATATGACGCTTGTTTCACTAATATATCAGTAGCTCAAATACAAGAACATAGAAAAACGGTTGAAGCAACTATTGATAAACTACCCGGTAAGTTGATTATCAAAGAATATCCAATGGGTAAAGCGACTATAAGTACTATTGAATCACATATTCAAAAATGTAAGGATTTAGGTGACGCACCAGATTTAGTTATTATTGATTATGTTGATTTATTAAGAGCAAATCGTGTAAGTAAAGAACGTAAGGAAGAAATTGATGATGTTTATGTTGCTACTAAAGGTTTAGCTAGAGAATTAAAAATACCAATTTGGTCAGTTAGTCAGGTAAATAGAGCAGGTGCTAACGATAATGTTATTGAAGGTGATAAAGCAGCTGGTTCGTATAATAAAATGATGATTACAGATTTCGCGATGTCATTGTCAAGAAAACGTCAAGATAAAGCGGGTGGTACAGGCAGATTTCATATTATGAAAAATAGATATGGTATGGATGGTGTTACTTACGCAGCTGTCATAGACACATCTACGGGTCATATACATATTGATGATAAAGAAATGACTGAAGAAGAAATGGAAAAAGAAAGACCAGTTAAATTAAATGAAAATTTTGATACATTTGATAGGGATATCTTAAAAAAGAAATTTTTTGAACTTAATAACGGTAGCGGATCTTAATTATATTTATACACATGAGTACAGTAGTATTAGTTTCCTGTTCAGCAGGTAAAGAAGAAAAGCCAATGCCGGCTGAAAAATTATATAATTCTGATTTGTTTAAAAAACAAATGGAATATGCTAAAAAATTAGCTCCTGATAATAATGTATATATTATATCTGCTAAATATCATTTAGTACCATTGAGCAAAACTATATCTCCTTATAATTTAACATTAAAGGAAATGCCAGCTAATGAAAGAGAAAAATGGGCTGAAGTTGTATTAAAACAGTTACAGGAAAAAGGTTACAATCTTCAAAAAGATAAGTTTGTAATTTTAGCAGGAAACGCCTATCGTCAATATTTAGAACCCCAAATGAAAAATGTTGAGGTACCTTTTGAAGGACTACGTATAGGACAACAAAAGAAAGCATTGTTGCAGAAATTAAAAGAGTCAATAATTAAATTGACTTTAAAAATAATTAAAGAAGCTAAAAAACTATATAAAAATGGAGTTCTCTAAACAACAAATTGAAGAAACAATGTCTCAATATCTTCAGGATAATGAAGATTTTGGTGACTCAACTGAAACAGAATTAATATCAGAAATTTTTCATGGTTTTAAATCTTTAATTTTAGAGAATTCAAGTGATAGAGTTTCAACTTCAATTCTTCAAGAACACGCTAATGGATTACAAGGTGTACCAAAAGATATTTTTGAAGATTTTGTTTTGTATCTTAACTTGACTGATATAGACAGTCGTTTGCTTTAAACATTCAAGAAAAAAAAGTAATCGCGAAAGCGAAATGCTATCATACACTAATAATTTTAAAAAAATAAAACAAAATGGACGTAACACAAGAAATTTTGTCAGACATAACTACATACATGAAGTATGCTAAATATGTTCCTGATTTGAGACGAAGAGAAACATGGGAAGAATTGGTGACTAGAAATAAAAAAATGCACCAAGAAAAATTTCCTCAATTAGCAAATGAAATTGAAGATGCTTATAAATTAGTATATGATAAAAAAGTTTTACCATCGATGCGTAGTTTACAGTTCGCAGGTAAACCCATTGAACTTAATAATGCTCGTATATTTAACTGTTCTTTTTTGCCTATTGATGATTATAGAGCATTCAGTGAAATAATGTTTTTATTATTATCAGGATGTGGAGTAGGATATAGTGTACAAACACATCACGTAGATAAATTACCTGAAATTACAGTACCGATAAAGCATAAACGTTATTTAATTGGTGATAGTATTGAAGGATGGGCTGACGCGATTAGAATGCTTTGTAAAGCATATTTTCAAGGTGGTTCATTACCATTATTTGATTTTAGAGATATCAGACCAAAAGGAGCTCAATTAATTACTGTAGGAGGAAAAGCACCTGGCCCTGAACCATTAAAGGAATGTTTATTCCAATTACAGAAAATATTAGATCGCAAACAAAATGGTGAAAAATTAACATCATTAGAAGCACATGATATGGCTTGTCATATCGCTGATGCAGTATTAAGTGGTGGAATTAGAAGAGCAGCATTAATTGCATTATTTAATTTAGATGATGAAGAAATGTTAACTTGTAAGTTTGGTAATTGGTGGGAAGCAAATCCACAACGTGGTCGCTCAAACAATTCAGCTGTAGTAATGCGCCATAAAATTGATGAAGAAGAATTCTTTAAATTATGGAAGAAAATTGAATTAAGCGGGTCAGGAGAACCTGGTATCTATTTCAGTAATGATAAAGATTGGGGAACAAATCCATGCTGTGAAATTGCTTTAAGACCATTCCAATTTTGTAATTTATGTGAAGTAAACGTTTCAGACATAGTTGATCAAGCTGATTTGAACGCTAGAGTGGAAGCAGCCGCATTCATAGGTACATTACAAGCAGCATACACTGACTTCCATTACTTAAGAGATATCTGGCGTAAAACAACTGAAAAAGACGCTTTATTAGGTGTTGGAATGACAGGCATTGGATCAGGTGCTGTATTAGGATTAGATTTAAAATCAGCAGCTGACTTAGCTAAGACAGAAAATGCTCGTGTTGCAGAAATAATTGGAATTAATAAAGCAGCTCGTGTAACTACAGTTAAACCATCAGGTACATCATCATTAGTATTAGGTAGTAGTAGTGGTATTCATAGCTGGCATGATAAACATTATATTAGACGTATTAGAGTAGGTAAAAACGAAGCTATCTATACACATTTAGCTATCCATCATCCCGAACTATTAGAAGACGATTTCTTTAAACCTACAATTCAAGCTATAATATCTATTCCTCAAAAAGCACCAGAAGGGGCTATTATCAGAAGTGAAGAAACAGCATTAATATTATTAGAACGTGTTAGAAAGTTTAATACGGAATGGGTAAGAAAAGGTCATCGTAAAGGAGCTAATACAAATAATGTATCTGCAACTGTATCTATTAGAAATGAAGAATGGGAAGCTGTAGGAGAATGGATGTGGAAGTATAAGGACACATTTAACGGATTATCAGTTTTACCCTTTTCAGATCATACTTACACTCAAGCACCTTTTGAAACAATTACTGAAGAACAATTTAACGAAATGGTAAATCATCTTCATTCTGTAGATTTGAGTAAGGTAGTAGAATTTGATGACAACACAGTGTTAGGTGAAAATCTCGCCTGCGCTGGGAATAACTGTGAAATATAAATAAAATGGGCCCTCATTGAGGGCCCTAATATTTATTATCGACTAAAACAACAAATATCGATGATAAATACATATTATATTTACTTCCATCGTAATCCAATAACAAAAGAAATATTTTACATTGGGTTAGGATTAGATAGAAGAGCATGGGATAAAGGCAGAGGACGAAATAAACATTGGACAAATTATGTTAAAAAACATGGTAATCCTATTGTTGAAATAGTTCATAATAATCTAACATTAGAACAAGCTGCTAATAAAGAGCAACAATATATTAAATTGTATGGTAGAGTAGGATATGAAGAAAATGGTATATTAGTTAATAAGAGTGAAGGTGGTGAAAGTGGATCAAGAGGAATAAAATGGTCTGAACAATCTATCAAAAATAGAAATAAAAAATTAAAAGGTAGAAAATTTACAGCAGAACATAACTCTAAAATATCAGTAGCTAAACAAAATCATCCCTCATACCAGAACAGAAAAAGTAATAAACAAATATATCAAAAAGATTTAGCGGGAAATATTATTAGAGAATGGAATACAATTAAAGAAGCGTCTAGTTCTTTAGAGTTAAGTGAAATGTATATTATTCAATGTTGTAAAGGTAGAAGAGAACAATATAAAGATTATAAATGGGAATATAAATGATAAAATTAATAGATATATTAAAAGAGAATGTCGATTGGGATAGAGCTTCTGAATTTTACGATACTGGTAATTACATGACTATAAAACAAAATTACGGAGATATTGAGTTTGGTCTTGAAACTCTATCTGATGGAGAAGAAGCTTTATTCATTAATGATATATCTATTAAACCAGAGTATCAAGGAAAAGGATACGGATCTAAGATTATTCAAAGTGCTATTGAATATGCTGAAAAACAAGGAATGCCTGTAGCTTTAAGAGCATCAGTTGGTGGACATTATAGTACTAAAAGTAATATGTCTCAACAGGATTTAATTAATTTCTATAAAAAATTTGGATTTGAATTAAGACCTGATCTTTCTAATTTTGGACATGATGAAATTTTTATGGTACGATATTAATATATGACTCCTAAACTAATAGAAGGTATTCATTATACAAATGAGAATGGTAGGGTAGTATTTACTGCCCTATTTCTCATTCAACAAGGAAAATGTTGTGGTAACGGTTGTAAAAATTGTCCATATGATCCTAAACATAAAAAAGGAAATATTGACCTGAAAAAATAAGTTATATTTAATTTATGATAATTCACTCAAAAGAAACTATACATAAACAAATATCTAAACTACAACAACTCAAATATAACCAGTTTTACTGGTGGAGAAAATTCAAAGATAAGTCTCCATTGTCGTCCAAAGAAGCAGTACATGCTCGGATTGATAATGGAGATTTTGATTTCTCCTCATATTATTGGCAGGCACAGTATGCGTTATTAGAAATGGAAGAAAAAACAGGACATATCTCTGATCCTGGTAACAGACATGAAGCACAAACCATATATAGAGAACGTTGGAGACGTTTAATGAATGATTATGAAAAAGATGAATCACAACGTTTAATAGAATATAAAAAAGCTATCACTAATTTATTTGAAATAGAAGATGATGATTTAGAAAAGAAAATGGAAGATTTTGATGGAACCCTAAAAGAATTATATACCTTAATAAAAATAGAATATAATTTTAGAACAATTAGAAAACGTAAAAAATGAGTAAATTTCAATCAACAAAATTATTTGACGGATTTAGTTGTGTATTTCGTCAATGGAAAGCAGAAGGAACACATTGTAGATTTTTACATGGTTATGGAATATCATTCAGAGTATGGTTTGAAGGAGAATTAGATGAAAGAAATTGGGTGTGGGACTTTGGGCATGCTAAGCGATCACAGTATAAAATAGATGGCTTAAGTCCTAAAGAATGGATGGATTATATGTTTGATCATACAACCATAGTAGCAGAAGATGACCCTGGTATTGGTGGATTTAAGACAATGGATCAAATTGGAATTATCCAACTAAGAGTAATACCAGCTGTTGGGTGTGAGAAGTTTGCTGAGTATATTTATAATAAACTTAATCCATGGGTTATAAGTGATTCTAATGGACGAGTTAAAATAACACAAGTAGAAGTAAAAGAACATGAAAAAAACACTGCATTGTATATACCAACACTCTAATCCAACAACAGGAGAAATATTCTATATTGGATTAGGTCTTAAAGACAGGCCATATAATTTTACTACAGGACGAAGTAAAGAATGGAAAGAATATGTAGCTACTAATGGTAAACCAAATGTTAAAATACTACACGATAATTTAACAGCAGATGAAGCTGATAGAATTGAACGAGAACTAGTAGCTAAACTAGGTAGAAAGGGAATAGATATAGATGGAATATTATTAAATAAAAGTTCTGGCGGTCAAAAAGGAGCATTAGGGATTAAACAAAGTCCTGAAACTATCCAAAAGAAAAGTTTATCTATGCAAGGTAAAAAAATGCATTCTAATCAACAAAAGCAAAAATGGAGCTTAGAAAGAACCGGTAGAAAAAATAATTGGGATCCTAACCATATAAAAGCAGATAAAGGTAAACCAAAGCCATCAGGATTTGTAGGAAAAGGAGTAACTCCTGTACTACAATATGACCTACAAGGTAATTTTATTAAAGAATGGCCGAGCCAAAAAGAAGTGTTTAATACATTAAAAATAAAATCCTCTGCTATATGGAGTAATTTAAAAGGAATAACAAAACAAGCAGGAGGATACATTTGGAAACTTAAAAATTAAATTATAAATTACAGTTATGTTAAAAATATCACATGAAGTTCCTTTATGTTTTTTAAATGAAAGTTTAGAATGGAATGATTATCAATATGTTTTACCCCACTTGATGGATTCACATCCTCAATATAGAGAACATATGTTAAAATACAGAAATACACCAGGTTCATTTATAATCTGCGATAATGGATTGTTTGAAGGAGTAGAACATACAACAGAAGATCTACTATCTAAAATTAATTTAATTAGACCAAATATATTCATTGTACCTGATGCTTGGAATGACTCAGCATTAACATTAGTAAATGCTAAAAGTTGGATGATGAATTATAAATCACAACTACCTGAAGGTGTTGAGTTAATGGCTGTATGCCAAGGTAAAGATATAGGTGAATTAATAACAACATATCAAACATTACTTGATTTAGGATATAAACATATAGCATTTAATCATTCAAGCATAGCGTATCAGGAAATGTATCCTGAAAATAAAGGATTAAAAGCATCAATGTATGGTAGAATGGAATTTATAAGACGATTAGTAGCAACAAATACAATAGATAAAAATACATATCATCATTTATTAGGTTGTTCATTACCTCAAGAATATATGTGTTATAAAGATTGGCCATTCATTAAATCAGGAGATACATCAAATCCAATTCTAGTTGGAGCTGAAGGTATTCGTTATAATGATGGTGGTATTGATTGGAAACCAAAAGAAAAACTTGAACATTATTTTGAAAAAGATTTGTCTGATCGACTTGATGATATTATCTTTAATGTAAACAAATTTAAAGAATATATAAAATAAAAGTTATGAAATCACTATTTGATTATTTAGGTAGGGCTGCTGGAAAACAATTAGGTCTAGAAGTAGCTATATATGCTAGACAACAAAAAACATTAATTGAAACAAGACAAGTATCAAATCCATCGTATTCAGGAACTGTGAATTTATATACTGAAGATTTTTTATCATCATTTTTTAATAATCCAAATTATAGAAAAATTATTGATGAGGATGAAAAATTATATAAAGAAAAATATAAGAAAAAAGTAAATAAACAAGAAGATAATTTACCATTTTAATAAATAAAATATATGAAAAAACAAGCAGTATTATCATTAAGTGGAGGAATGGATAGCTCCACATTATTGCTTCATCTACTCGCCAATGGCTATGAAGTAACAGCATTATCATTTGACTATGGACAAAAACATAGAGTAGAATTAGAGCGAGCAAGTCAATTAATTGATTATATCAATGCAAACTTTGAACATCAGGATGAACATAATTATCCTAAAGTAAATTATCAAGTAATTAAATTAGATGGTCTATCAAAATTACTTAATTCAGCATTAGTTGAAGGAGGAAATGAAGTACCTGAAGGACACTACGCTCAGGATAACATGAAAGAAACAGTAGTACCAAATCGTAATAAAATTTTTAGTAGTATTATTCAAGCAGTCGCATTATCTATAGCTACTCAGAAAAATACTGAATGTGATATTGCAATGGGTATTCACTCAGGAGATCACTCTATCTATCCTGATTGTAGACAAGAATTTAGAGATGCTGATTATGGAGCGTTTACATTAGGTAATTGGGAAGCACATAGAGTATCTAGTTACACACCTTATTTACACACTGATAAATTTGGTATATTACAAGACGGATTAGAATGCTGTAAACAATTAGGTATTGATTTTGATGAAGTATATAAACGTACTAATACAAGTTATAAACCAATTAAATTATCAGATACAGTTTGGTTAAGTGATTTTAAATCAGCTTCATCTGTAGAACGTGTAGAAGCATTTATTAAATTAGGTCGTCCAGATCCTGTTCAATATGGTGAATTATTAGAAGATGGAGGTATTAGAACGGTTAAATGGGATGAAGTAAAAAATTACGTAGAAAAAGTATTATTAGAATATGCAGGAGCTAATTAATCATATCTGCGGTACATGCAGTGACTCAGGTACACATTCAAACTTATTGGGGTTTCTTTTGGAACCCCAATTATTTCAACATATATTTAATTATCTAAAAACATGGAGGTAAAACTATGAAGTGTCTTAAAAATCAAAAAACAGGTGATATCATTAGAGTAAATGATATTCAAGCCAACCAAATGGCAGGTAATACTTGGAAATATATAGCCAAGTCAGAATGGAAAACTACAACACGTGTTCCATCAACCAATCAACAAATAGTTGAGTCTGAGAAAAAAGAAAAAACAATTTCCAAAAAACAAGCTCGTAAAGCTAAATTTAAAACTGAAAATCATGACAGTTAAAGAATTAATAGAGCATTTACAAACATTAGATCCTGAAATACATGTATTTGTTGAAGGATATGAGGGTGGAGTTAATGATTTACTTACAGTAGACAAACCTGTTGACATTACATTAAATGTACATTCAGATTGGTATTATGGTAAGCATGATTACACTTCTATAGGTTATGAAACAACAAACAATCAAATAGTAAAAGGTATAGTATTATGTCAAAGATAGATCCAAATAAACTACTTATTAGCAGTGATTTTTATTCCGTTCAAGGAGAAGGTATATCAACAGGAGTACCATCGTATTTCGTTCGCTTAGGTATATGTAACCTAACTTGCGGTATGAGTAGAAAATTCACTAACGCTTTATTAAAAGAAGCATCATTAGCCGATGGTGAAATATTCAAAGGCGATTTAGAGTTAGAAGGTAAAGCAACATGGACTT